TTTAACGAGCTTCCTCTTGTTGCAAGAGTTCTTCTTTATGCGCAGAACAAGACTCAGAAAATGTACTGTGGCTTGTTGGAGAACAGAATTGACGCCGCAGAGAATAATAACCCATTGCTAAAGCTATTTGATTTCGGCACAGCCATCAAGTTCTTGGAGGCAGGTGGGGCTATCCGTCGTAGTGGATGGAATGGAAAGGGCTTGTTTGTTGTCAAGCAGGTTCCTTCCCACATAACAGGTGACATCATTCCAAAGATGCAGTCACTGCCACAGATTGCTAAGGACATTTTGATGAAGCGTGAGAACCCTCATATTGATTACACAAATCAGATGCTTATCATCAATCCAGATGGTCGCGCTGACTCTTGGGTTCCTTCCGTTTCTGATATATTTGCGGAAGACTGGGAAATTGTAACAGAGTAACTAACCTCCCTCTCCATGTGACAGGTGGAGAGGGTTTAAAAAACAACATAATGGACATACATAGTTTAAAATTTGGAGATATAGTTCATTCATCCGATGATACCTTGATCAAGGTGCATCACATCGGAAAAAATGGAGAAGTGTATTATATGGCATATGCCGATGCCGCAAGGGGAAGATTGCAGAAAGAGCCATACACCAGTTTTTATGGATTTATTTCTTCTTGCCATCAAGCTACAGAATATGAAAAGAAATGGCTTGAAATTTGGATTGCGAAGAGGAGGGAGGAATTGAACTATGGCGACAAATGAAGACCCCTTCAAGGAATTTCCAAAAATAAGCAAGCTGGCAAAGGTGTTAGGCAAGACAGTCACAACATCTGACCCAACTTTGAGACAATGGAAAAGAACCTTGCTCCCACCTATTCCAATCAAGGAAATTTATGTAGGTAATAGAACCTATGAAGTTAATAATAGATTTACAAAAAGAAAATTATGACAAGAGAAGAAGCAAAGGAATTGTTGCCTATTATTCAGGCATTCAGCGAAGGAAAGGAAATAGAAGGTATCTATAAAGGCATTAAATCTCCTTGGTTTAAAGTTGAAGATATAGTTTTTGATGGAGGAACTATTTTTCGTATTAAACCAGAGCCAAAATATCGCCCATTTAAGAACGCAGAGGAGTGCTGGCAAGAGATGCAGAAACACCAACCGTTCGGGTGGTTGAAGTTGAAAGGTGAAGATACTGCATATGGTATGCTTACACTTATCAAAGATAAGGGTGCAGCAGTTGGTATCAACGATACTCCTTTTTACTATCGCTATTTATTTTATAACTACACGTTTGCTGATAGACAACCATTCGGTATAAAGGAGGAATAATCATGGAACGACTGATAAAGACAATGGACATGTATCTTAAACAAGCAAAGGCCGAAATGTTGATCTTGCGGATCAGCAGAGAATGGTTCGAAAAGATTGTGTCGGGCGAAAAAACGGAGGAGTATAGGGCTATAAAGCCTTATTGGGTTAACAGGCTGGTAAATCATGCAGAAAGTAGTAGACCGTATAATGAGATGGAGTTTAAGCCATTCACTCACGTCTGCTTTATCAACGGATATCGTAAAGACAGTCCGTGCGTCACAAAGAAAATAGAGAAAATATCTGTAGGAAAGCCGAAGAAAGGGCTTTGTCCCGACAACTGGCTCGAAACGGAATTTTTTATCATTAAATTCAATTAGTAATGAAAGTATTTGAAAAGAAAAAAATCTACAGCGCATGGCTCGCTGTTGATGATAACGGTACGGAAAAGAAGTATTTTGCTCCACCGAAAAGAAATCTAAAACATCACGAATGGTGGGGCATAAGAGCACGTCTCTCAAAGGGTTCAATCAAGAAACTCATCGGACGTGAGCTTACATGGGAAGATGAACCTGTCGAAATTAAAGAAGAAGAGTAACATTAACGCATATAGGAGGACTAATTATGAGACAAGAGTATATAATCGACAAAGACCTTAAAGACATGCTCGTATCATGGTTTGAGGATATTGAAGACATCAGTAGCAAGCTCACCAGTGGCAATGTTTCACACCAAGGGCCGACCATCAGAAATAAAGCAGCAAGATGTATTAATTTTATTAAAGAGCATTGTAAATAAATGATAACACTTTTAATAATTTATTTAAGCTGTTGTGTGCTTAATTTATTCATAAGTATATTTTGGCTTTCTAAACATAATGAAAGTTATGACCCTATTGCTAACGATATATTTTTGAATATAGGGTTTATTTTAACCTCATTTATAGGTTCGTTGTTAGTTGTAGGTTTCATGATGTCTTGTTTCATGATAGATGAAAGTCATGATAAATATTTATTTAAAAAGAAATAGTCATGGCATGGATTGCAGTAAATAAGAATGGCGACGAAACGTTGTTTGAAAATAAGCCTGAAAGAAATGAAGACAAAGGCTGTTGGGAAGCAATATATGATAATGCTTTGTGCAAACCGACAGGATTCATAGAGCTTCCCAAAGGCTTTATCAACAAATCTTTCCGATGCAAACTTACATGGAACAATGAGGCAGTCGAAATAAAATACGAAACAAACAACATATTTGGATATGAAGACTTCATTTACCGAAACCTCAGGCCGCGTATCTTCATAAGGGGAGAAGGAGGATATGGCAGCACGAACAAGCAACGTTGAGACGTTCTACATCGACACAGGATCATCAACGCTCTATTTTCAGACGACAGAAAACACCGTCACCATAAAAGACCGAACAATAACCCTAAGCCGACACAGCTTCCTCCTGTTCATCGCGACAGCGAAAGAGCTCGGCTTCAAAACAGGAAAAATATGACAGACACACCACCGTCAGTAAACGCCTTTGCCCTCACGGCAGAGGCAAAGCAAAAGACATTGGGCAACATCGACCGCTGCTGCTCTCTCTTCTACGTCGCCATGGCGTCCATCTACAACGTGGCACAGTCGGCAATGGTCGATGCCCACGCCTTCCTGCGTCAGCACCCTGCCTACAAGCATGGGGTCAAACGCTCAGCCAAGAAAGCGCTCCTCGCTTACGAAAGGCTCGACAAAGCCCTTCAGCAGACCCTCGGCGACAGGTATCAGCGCTGGCTCGACCTCTCCGACAATGTAGACGATGAGATGCGCAGCCACATACAGACCCTGCGTCTCTCCTTCGACGCATGGCTCCTACGCTACGACGTGCAGGAGCACGCCCTGCTCGCACACATGGAGACTGCCCTGACCATCGTGCGCATGGCACAGCAGACCTTCGGCATCCTCTTCGACAAGTTTGATGAACAGATACATGTCAACCTCCGCCCCCTCTTCGCCGGGGCCGACTTTCGCGACGTCTTGTTCTGGTGGCAGAGGGCGACAGACACCCTCATAAAGATGTATCAGCCCAAGGAGCACATCAACTTTAATCAGTCCAAGGACATCAACCTTGCCTACGAGATCATCGCAAGGAAACTCACCGACGAGAACATCTTCAACCGGGCAAGCGAACAGGCTCTGAAGCAGAACCCCGACAAGTGGCATCTCCTGGACAAAGAAGACCGCATTCGTCTTAAGAAAGGCTTTCCTATATAATGAATTCATTTAGAAAATTACTAAACATAATAAACATAAACAATATGAGCAGAGGAAAACATTTTTCGCAAGAAGAACTTGAATTCTTAAAAGTCAATTCTCTTGTTATGACAACAAAAGAACTAGCTGATAAGCTTGGAAGAAACTACTGGGCTGTACACAGAAAACTTCAAGCGATAGGTATTATAAAGAATCACATTTTCACCCCAGATGAAGACTTTGTCATAAAAAAAATGTATGGCAAATATACTGCCAAGGTTATCGCAACAAAGATAGGTGTAGACGAAAATGCCATATATAACAGGTGTAAGAAATTAAAATTAAACACGAAACGGTAGAATATTTCAATCTGCCATGTAGGAAGAAGTCTCTTATATGCTATAGGTTTATATATAAACATAAAGATTTGATAGTCAATGAATTATTTTCAGCATTCTTTTGGTTATCAAATCTTTTTTCTCTATATTTGCACCATAATAACTGCTATCATCGTACTGGGATATTTAATGATTATTCACTAAATATCAATAAAAATGAAAAAAAAGACAAAGCAGGTATTATGTATCTTGAAACCTAAATGTAAGGCGTTAGGGTTCAATTTAGAAGAGCTTGAGGGTGTTGCCGCAGATATTGCCGACAACCTTGAACTTGATGAAGAAGCCTCCGAAGAGGAGATAAACGAAAAAATTTCAAATGAAATTGATACGGTTATCCCATATCTTAAAATTGCTCAAAAGGCATCCAATCGCGTCATTCAGAATTCAAAGAGCCAAATTCATGAGAACGAAAACCCTGAAAAAGAAGGCTCCAAAGAAAAGATAGACGAAGAAATTCCTGCCTGGGCGCAGTCCATCGTAACTCAGAACAAAGCCATTCTGACCGAGCTTGCAGGCTTCAAGTCAGAGCGTGTGTCTGATAACAGACGCTCAAGACTTAAGGTATTGCTCAAAGACACTGGAACATATGGCAAGAGCGTTCTCAAAAACTTCGATAGAATGAAGTTTGAGAATGATACCGAGTTTGACGAATTCTTTAACGGTGTGACCGAAGATTTAGCAACTCTTAACCAGGAACGCGCTAATGCTGGATTGGCTAAGCTTGGTGCGACATCAGCTACTAGTGGCACAGAAAAAGAAGACAAAGAAGATAAGCCTAAGGTTATGAGCGACGAGGAGGTCGAGGATTTAGCCTCCACAATGTAAAACCCTAAAATCACAAAATTATGTACGGAGTAGAATCACCAGAGATTTTCGACTCAGGCAAAGAGTCTATTGTCATTCGTAAATACCTCAATGGTATAACGGGTGGAGTTGTTCTCGACATGACAGGCTTTAATGAACCTTTTATAAAGTGTGGCCATGTCATTATTCGCAGCACCAAGGACGGGGAATACAAGCCGATGCCAGTTGATGGGAATGCATATTCAACATTGCCGGAAAACTGTGAGTACGTTGGCATCTGCATTACCACGGCCCCAAAGGACACTCCCCATGTTGGAGTTCTTACAGCGGGAGAGGTCAATGACAAGGCGCTTCCTTATCCTATAGAGACTATAAAGGCAGCATTCAAGACAGCCGTTCCTACAATTCAGTGGGGACATGATAAAATTAGTTAAGTATGAACAGTTCATTATTTTTAAAGTTTGTATTGAGCTTCTTCCCAAAACTGAAGACGCTCATTGAGAAGATTAATGGCAAACGAGGAAACGAGCTAACTTATCTTCACAAAGACACATCCATTTTACGCCGTGTTTACTCAACGGACAACAAGTGGGAAGCAGATACAGTAGATACAAGCTATGTAGCCGCTGACTATGTCGCAATTGACTCTCCCGTGCCATTGAAGGCTCGTGACCGTATTTCTGTAGCCAACGGAAAATTACCCAAAATGGGAATGAAGAAGCACTTAAAGGAATCTGAAATTATTGCTCTTCGAATTATGGAAAACCAAGGTGGTCAAACTGCAGAAATACGTCGTAAGCTGGCACAAGATCCTGTAGCTTGCTCTGTCGGCATTGACGAACGTAATGAGTACGCGTTACTCTATGGACTTTCAAACGGCTTTGTGGCTGTGCGAGATGAAGACAATCCCAAAGAGCTGCTTCGTATAAGCTATCAGTATCTTGAAGACAACAAATTGGGCATCAACAGCAAGAAAGAGGGTCTTACAGTCGATGATTTAAAGAACACCATTGACCGCGCGGCAAATGACGGAAATACCATCGTACAGTTTTGGATAGCCAAGACTACCTTCGACGCACTGAAGAAGACACAGGGAGCAAAGGAACTTGTCGCCACATACAACGGTCAGTCATATGACTCTAATACAAAGTTGCCTACACCAACATCGTCAAAATTCCAGGAAGCTTTTGAGGATGAAACTGGAGTAACATTCCGTATCATCAATCGCACTGTTCGTCTTGAAGAGGATGGTGTACGCCGCAGCGTAAAGCCATGGAACAAGAACATTGTTATTGGAGTTTGCAATACCATGATTGGTGCTCTTGTCTACGGACAGGTAGCCGAAGCATCAAACCCGGTCAATGGCGTTACATATCAGCAGCTTGATTACAAGCTAATTTCCCAGTATTCAACAACTGATCCTCTCATGGAAACTACTGCAGTTCAGGCATACTGTCTTCCTGTTGTCGAAGACGTTGATACTATCTACCAGATAGACATCACCGTTGAAGACCCTACTATAGAAATTAACGAGAAGAAGGAGGCGGAAGATACGGCCGATGTAAAGGTAACAATTGCTGAAAAGACTTACAAAAAGTCTGATGCCATAACAGGTCTCAACGCCCTTGGCGCAAGTCTTTCAAGCGATGCTTCTGATGCAGACATAGTTGCTGCATACAACGAATTGCCACCTGTAAAAAAAGGACAGTTTAAATCAAGCGTATCAACCTCAGAATAAAAACAAATGAAGACAATAGGGCAAGCTTTAGTTGATGAAATACACATACCCATTCCGTTTGGATATATAGAGAATGTGTGCATCAAGCGCGATTTGTACATAGAAGCAGATTTTGATATCGATTCGGCGAAAAGCGATGCGTACAAAGGCGCACTTGCCGATTGTCTCATTTCGCTTGTTCAAGCTGTTAACTTCTCAGAATCAGACAAGTCAATAGGCTCTTTATCAGAGGACCAACGCAAGGCTATAATGCTCAAAGCTAATAGCCTATACAAAGAGATTGGAGAGAAAGAAGTGTCAATAAGTCCTGTTCCTACTGTTTACATTAATTGCTGATGAGTATTCTTGATTTTCACGCGTCAAAACTTTACCGCCAAATAAACACTGAAGGTTTCACCGACGAAAACGGTGATTACCATCCAGGAAAAGTTATGTGGACATTTTGTTGCACTTGTAACGTAGTACCAGCAGGGGAAGCAAACAAAATTGCTATCCCTGACGGCTCTATTGATTACTATTCATATAGTGTTTACAACATTCCTGTAGGCATAAAAGAGTTTGAATATGGAGAATTAGTAAAGCTCAATATTTTAGGCGCTAAGGAAGTTACGTTAAAAGTTAAGGGGTTTCATCGCTATCAGCTTCAGTGTAAATTATGGGTATAAGACTAACGACATCAGAATCTTCAATACATGAGTTTTTGGACAGGGCGGCAAAGTACCTACAATCGTCAGTACTGACAGCCCTGTCCAAACTTGGGGAAGAATGTGTTGTTAAGATAAGAATACGCTCCGCAAAAGAAAGTTGGATAGACCATACTGGGAATTTGCGAAGCTCTATAGGCTATTCTGTGTACGACTATGGAAAGAAATTCTTATCATCAACTTTCGAGCAGGTTCTTTCAGGAATAGAAGGTACTGCTAAGGGAAAGAAGATGATAGAAGACTTAGCAAAAGAATACTCGCGAGTATATGCATTGGTTGTTATAGCAGCTATGGAATATGCAGCAGAGGTCGAAGCCATAGAAAGTAAAGATGTGCTATCATCTACAAAAATATGGGCGACAGCACAAGTTGAAAAACGTGTAAAAACCGCTATAGACTATGCTATCACGGAAATAAATAAATGGAAAATATGAAATCAGATGGAGCAATAAGGACGGATATATATCACTATATAAAAAACAGTGAATTAGACAAGGCCACAAATGGTATTGTCACAAAGAAATTGCGCCCTGCTAAATCCCACAAAGAGGACATAGTTATATCCATACTTTCCAATGAGGGCGTACAGAGTCAAACCGCCATTATCAACGTAAACATCTATGTTCAAGACGACAATATAGAAGGTCAGTTTGAAGAAAAGACCGTCCGTGTTGATGAACTATGTGCCATCGCGTGGAGACATCTTGAACATTTCAGAACTGATGAATATGTTGCACGAGCAATAAGTCAGCGAGTTTATCCTACTGATAGTGGGGAACATATCATAAACAACCAGATAGAGTATAAAACTTTAAACGATTAGAATTATGTCAGTAACATCATGGGGCAAATGCTCTATTTTTATTCAGCCTGTCGGCTCCACCAAAAACGAGTGGGATAAGCTTGACACACCAAAGGAGGATTCTACACAAGTAAATCCTACCAAGGGAGACACAATGACACAGACAGAGGAAGGTGGCGGCACAGTAGACCGTAAGACAAAAAAGTCCACCTACGAAGCTGTATATCAGTTATTCATCAAGAAGAATGTAGCACAGCCGTACCCAACCATCGACGGCGTGATTGAAGGAAACTACAGACTTGCCATTCAGCCAGAAGATCCAGAGTTGCCAGGTGTTTATATGGGAAACACCACCGTAGGCGCTGAGGAGGCCTATACAACTGCCGATGGAGCGTTGATAACCTACACTCACTCAGCTCTCATTCCTGACGGAGATGTGGTAGCTAAGACCACAAACCAAAAGAATGAGGACGTTTACTGCGCATATCGTTGGCGAGTCATCACGGCAACAAAAACGGGAACATCAGGAAAGTACGCGCTCACCTTCAGACACCCAGCAGGAGCAAAGGAAACTGGAGACATCACGGAGACGTACCCCAGCAAAGAATAATAGGCCGTGACAAATTATAACGGCAACCCAAGTAGCTTAGTTGGAAAAGCATGTAACGAAAAAAACGTTGCAAGTCGTAGGTTCGAATCCTACCTTGGGTACATGAAAGATTTAGGAAGTACCATAGTGAATGTTTTAGCTGACATGCCAGTCTATTTTACGATTGGCAATAAGCGTTTCTGCATCTATCCTCCAACGTTAGGAAAGATGTACTTAATATCGCAATTGTCAGAATCTCTCGGTATAAGTAAAGAAAATCTTACTATCAATCCTTTCTTAGAGATAATGCGAGTAGTAAAAGAGAAAAGAAAGGAATGTTGCAAACTACTCGCATACCACTTACTCAATAAGCGAGAAGATCTCTTTGATATAGAATTGATAGAGCAGCTTAGTGCGAAACTTGACAGAATAAGCGACGATGAAGACATAACAACGCTTCTTGTCGTAGTCTTGAAAAACAATGATATTGAAGACATCATTAAAGGAACAGGTATAGACAAAGAGCAAGAAAGAATATCCAAAGTAAGTGAAGCCAAGGACTCAAAGAACCAATACATATTTGGAGGAAAAACAGTATGGGGGACGATGATAGATACAGCTTGTGAACGTTACGGGTGGTCTTTCGACTATGTAGTATGGGGAATATCTTATAACAACCTCACCCTTATGCTAAAGGATAAGATAACATCCATATACCTGTCTGACGAAGAAGCAAAGAGATGTAGAATACCACAGAAAAGTGGAGACTACATAGACGGAAACAACAGGGAAGCTGTCATGAAGGCCGTAATGGAAAGTGAACTCAATCCTGAATAACCGACCTCTCACGCGCATGCGCATGACTACTGTTCGCATTTAGAACATATTTGTCTCAAAAATCACGGGGTTTAGACCCTACAATGAAGAAAATTAGAACAATATGCCAAGTCTAAAGTTTGATGCTGTTATAGAAACCGCCAAGGTTGTTTCGGGGTTTCGGGATATTCAGAATGCTGTCCACCAGACGGCAGCTACTGTTGAGTCAGAAGGAAAGAGCATAGATAATATTATAAACAAAATAAAGAGTTCAGCCAGCATAGCAATTGGTGGCTGGAGTATTGCTGGTTTCGTTAATCAGATGATGCAGGTTCGAGGTCAGTTTCAACAAACAGAAATGGCCTTCAAGACAATGTTGCAGAGTGAAGAAAAGGCTAAAGACCTGATGCAGCAGATGATACACACAGCTGCGATTACTCCGTTCGGGGTGGAAGACGTTACCGAGGGTGCGAAACAGCTCCTTGCTTTCAACGTTGCAGCGGAAGATGTTAACGATACACTCATTAGGCTTGGAGATGTCGCAGCAGGTATGGGGCTTAGTCTTTCAGACCTTGTAATGCTTTATGGAACAACCATAGCTAAAGGAAAGATGGATACGATGGACTTGTATCAGTTTCTTAATCGTGGTATTCCTATTGCCGACGAGATTGCTAAAGTAATGGGTCTTGATGTAAGCAACGCCATTGCGGAGGTAAAAAAGCAGCTCACTGCTGGAAAGGTTACAAGCGACATATTTAAAGAGGCTATGCAGAACATGGCGGCAGAAGGAGGCAAGTTTGGTGGCCTTATGGAAGCACAGTCAAAAACAATTGTCGGCCAAATTAGCAACATTGAGGACGCTATTGAACAGATGTTCAATGAGCTCGGCAGGTCTCAGGAGGGAATTATAAATACAGGACTTGATGTTGTTTCTGCACTTGTTGAGAATTGGCAGAAAGTTGGCCAGGTTGTAATGGTCGCAGCAACAGCATACGGAACCTACAAGGCTGTCCTTATGACAGTTACCGCGCTCCAAACTCTCAATAATCGAATATTACAACAAGCTGTTGTAGAAAAGACGCTTGCTGCTGCTGCCGGTATTAACCTGTCCAACGCGGAGGCAGTGGCTGCTGCACGAACGAAATTCTTGACGTTAGCCCAAAGAGGATTAGCCGTGGCATTAAAGGAGACTGCTACGGCCACCCTGTTAAACCCATACGTTCTTCTCGCAGCTGCCATTACAAGTGTTGTAGTAGCAATCTACTCATATGTAACAAGAGTATCGACAGCGGAAGCAGCAGAAACAGCATTGGAGAAATCATTGGATAACACCAATCAGAAGCTGGATGAGAGAAAACAGAAATTGCAAGATTTAGTAGCAATTATTCAAAATGCTGATTCTACGGAACTGCAAAAGCAGTTGGCTTTTGATGAGCTTTCAAAAACAGCCCCTTCACTCACAGAGGTATATAACAGCGTAGAGAAATTATCCAAGGCAGACCTCTCGCAAGTGAACCAGCAGCTCAACGAACTTTCTGACGAAAAACGAGAAGAGTCGCTAAAGAAACAGATAGATGAGCTAAATAAAATTATTGACACTGTAGCCATCTCACATAAAGATGTGCTTAAAGAAAAGTATGGTCTTAACTTAAGTATCTTTTCGGGCTGGGAAGAATGGGACGAAGCGACAAAAAAATTGAGAGACGGATTGATAAATCAACTCTCTCAAATCGAAGATGCCAAGAAAAAGATTGCCGTTCCGACAAAGATAGATGTTGAGTTAGCCAAGGACAAATACGAGCAGTGCAAGGATCAACTATCCTATCTTTCGAATTTTGCCGTGGCTATGAAGAATGACATTGAAAAGAACCCTACAAAGATACCGTTCGACGGAGGCGAAGCTGAAAGGGTTGTTGCAGAATTGGAGAAGGAAATAGCCGAACTTAAAAAAGAGCAAGGTAAGAACCCTATCCAGTTTACGGCTGACAAACAGAAGGCTTTAGATAAGTATCAAGAGCTTCTTTCTGACATTATGAGATGGAAGAACACTGCATGGAAACAGGGGACTTTTACTATACCTGTGGAGATACAGTTCAAGATGAAACAACTCCAGGAGGAGACTAATAAAGCTAAGGGATATTTCAATTACCTTACAGGAAAGTATGAAGAATCCAACAAAGACGAGTCATATTCTACTGCTAAGAAGAAAGCTAAAAGAGAATACATAATAGCACTCCAGGCAGAGAAAGATGCAAAAAAGGGCTCTAACGCGGCATGGGAGAAGGCTAAAGAAAACCTAGAAGCCAAGAAAAAAATATACGATAAGTATTGGGAAAGCACATCAAGAGCAAACAAAAAAGCATCAACAGATGCGAAAAAAGATGCAGACAGACAGAGAAAAGCCCAAGAGGAGCTAAACAACAGATTGAAGGCTTTGCAGCAGAAAAATACAGACGAGACTATCTCTCTCATGCAGGAAGGCACGGAGAAGAAGCTTGCAGAAATCAAGAACGACTATTCCAAGCGCAAAGCCGAGATTGACAAGCAGGAAGCCGAGTTCAAGGAGAAGAACAAGGAAGCTGGCAAGAAAGAAGCCCTTACTTCCGCTCAGTCCGAAGCCCTCTCCAAGGCTAGGGACCTCGCTACCCAAGAGTACAACAAGAAGCTTGATGAGGTTAACATGGAAGCCCTCACCTCTATGCGCGACTACTTGAAGGAGTATGGTTCACTCTATCAGCAGAAGCAAGCTATTGCTGAGGAGTACGAGGAGAAGATTGCTAAGGCTCAAACTGAGGGCGAAAAGCTATCTCTTAAGCAGCAAAAAAAGAAAGACCTTCAAAACATCGAAATAGATGCCATCAAGCAGAACATCGATTGGGGAAGCGTCTTTAGTGACTTTGGAGCTATGTTCAAGGACCAACTGGAACCTACTATCAAGAAGTTGCAGGAACTATCCAAGAGCACAACAGATGTCAACGAGCAGAAGACCATTCAGGAACTTATCTCCAAGTTGCAAGGCTCTGCCACCGTATGGGATAGTGACATCTTCAAGAAGGTTTCGGACGACATCAACGCCTATCAGTCAGCCATGCATGGCTATATTGACGCACAAGAGCGAGAGATTGAAGCCACGAAAGCTGTCACCAAGGCGCAGGAAAACCTTGCCAAGGCTAAGAAGGGCGGTAACAAGAATAGCATCAGTGAAGCAGAAGGCAACCTCTCTAGAGCACAGAATGTTCTCGCTACCGCATCTAACAACGTTCTGAAGTTCGGTTCATCAGTTCAGAAGGCATCATCAGACTTACAGACATCTGCACAGAAGGCAGTTTCTCAGTTTCAGCAGCTTGAAGATGGTTTGCAAGGCCTCACATCAGGATCGCTAAAAAGCATAGGAAACTCCATCTTAGGTCTTGATAAGCTCTTCGGAGGTACTATGCAGAAGGACGTTGCCAACATGCTTGCCAAGGGCATCCAAGGACTGCTCGGAAAAGACAGTAACGCGGCCAAGATTCTGTCGGAAGCCTTAGGGGATAGTGGAATGGCAGGTGAAATAATCTCCGCAGTACTCAGCATCCTCGATATTCTGAAAGGAGGATTCGGAACTCTTATCACTGACCTTATGGAGACTGTCTTTGGCGCAATAACAGGTATACTTGATGATGTTCTGTCTGGCGACATCGTTATGAAGCCATTGAAAAGCGTCGGAGACAATGTTTCTCATATCCTCAACACGCTTTCATTCGGTGGTTTCAATAGCCTGTTCGGTGGAGACGGAAATGCCAAGAAAGTCAATGATACCATCGAAAGACTGACAGACAGAAACACCCTCTTGCAACAATCCATCGAGGATTTGACTGACGCAATGGAAAACGCCTATGGTTCCAAGGCAACATCATACTACGATCAAGCCTATAAGAATCAGCAGGAGACCAATCAGAACTACCTCGACATCGCCAAGGCGCAGGCAAGCTATCACGCTTCTCACGGATCATGGAACCACTATTGGAGCGGCTTCAGTAGTGATGAGATGGATTGGATCAAGAAGAACGTCAAGTCAGACTTTAATGGCGACCTATTCTCGCTTAGTCCAGAAGAAATGAAACTCCTCCGTGGTAACGTTGCTATTTGGGAGCACATCGAAGGCACAGGTAAGGGCAACTATGGTGGGCGTCTGACAGAGAAGCTGAATGATTACATAGATCAAGCGGGCAAGCTGGATGAGCTATCAGACAAGCTGAAGGAAAGCCTTACGCAGATTTCCTTTGACAGCATGAAAGATAGCTTCGTATCAGACCTCATGGATATGAGCAAGTCAGCGCAGGACTTTGCTGACGACTTTGCTGAAATGATGCAAAAGGCTCTCCTCTCCTACTCCATGGAAGACCTCATCAACGGCGACTTGAAGAAGCTCTATGATGATTGGGCGAAGGTTATCAAGGACAATGATGGCAAGCTTACCGAAACTGACATAGAAGCATTCAACAAGCGTTACGATGATATAGTCCAGGAAGGCTTGAAGAGGCGTGATGATTGGGCGAAGGTGACAGGCTACACTGGTTCTTCATCCTCATCACAGACCGCAACAAGCGGAGGATGGGCATCCATGGGGCAAGATACCGCAGACGAGCTGAATGGTCGCTTCACCGCTCTGCAGATAGCCGGAGAAAACATATCAGCGAGTATGGTGACAGCCGTAGCACAGATGGAGACTATCATCTCAACAGGTATTTCTACAAATGGAGCTGTTGCTGAAATCAGAAACATGATGATAATGACGAATAGCTATCTTGAAGACATCGTAAAGTATTCAAAGCTTACTTACAATGACTTCGGATCCAAGCTGGATGAAATGAACAGAAGATTAAAGGAAATTTGACCTCTATAGGCTTATCGCCAGTCAGCCCTTACAACTATACTCAACAATAGTAAAAGTGGCTCACAGCGAAGCCTAAGAGGTTATTTAAGGACAAAAATAGTTATGACCAAAGGACAACTTTACATCAATGGAGAGGACGCTTATCTTACATGGGGCATATTCTTAGATGAAACTGCCCTCAGCACGCTTATGACCCCTGCACCAAACAAGGAGTTCATTAGCAATAAGTATCGCTCCAAGGATGGCAAGACAGTTATCAAGCACAATCCTAGATTGGATGAAAGGGAGATAACACTGCCGTTCAATATGACAGCCAAAGACTCAGATACGTTCATGACGAATTATGCTAGGTTCTGCGAGGACGTTCTTGCCAAAGGAGAGTTGGTTATCCGTACCCAATTTCAGCCTAATGTGTGGTATCGGTGCATATATCTCTCCTGTACGCAGTTTAGTCAGTTCGTTCAAGAGATGGCAAAGTTCAGTCTAAAGCTCAACGAGCCAGACCCTAGTGACAGAGGCGAAACAAGTAAATATACAAGCTTATGATTCAGATTAAGAGAAACAACAAGGCAATCTTTACGATAGAGGACTTCGGGGAAGGTTCTAAGCTGTCATATCAGCTTATGGACCACCATTACATCATTTTGAAGTTCACTACGGCTACACCTGTCTATTTCGAGATTGGAGATTCTGTAGAGATACCCAACTTCGGCTATTTCGAACTGACATCATCATACTTCCCTAAGCATAATGATAGTGATGGCTATGACTACGAAATGCAGATGGATGCCTACTATATGGCATGGAAGAATAAGCTTTGTAAGTATCGTCCTCTGTACGGAGCAAACGAAACATCCTTCAACCTCACCACAACGGTAGACGTTCATATGAACGTTATCCTCGACAATCTAAAAGCTCTAGGGTTTACATACAATGGCAAAGAGTTCTCCGTTGATTACACTACATATAACAACAAGGCTTTCGATGTTCAGAAGAGATTCTTGATCGAGTACGGCTCCGTCAGTATTCTTGATGCTCTCAACTCCATCTGTTCTGAAGACGCTCTCAACTGCGAATGGTGGATAGATGGATCCATTATATACCTTGGATATTGCGAAATGGAAGGGCAGACAACATTCGAACAGAATGTTAATGTTCTGTCTATGTCCTATTCTGAATCCAAGTCAACTTATATCACGAGACTGTACGCATTCGGCTCAGACAGGAATATTCCTAAAGGATATTTCACTGGTGCCGATGCGGACGTTACCACCGATGGTATTGCTACCGATTACCTCATGCTTCCTAACAAGGAGGTAGACAGTGACGGCTTCTATGCTAAGGATGGTTATATTGAGAATGTGAATGTCGTGAAGAACGACAGGCAGGCTATCGAAGGTGTCGTGATGTTTGAGGAGGAATATCCAAAGGTGGAAAGTGTAGTCAGCAGTATCAAGACCTATGATAGCACCGTTGACAACAATGACGACACGAAGACAACGCAGACTTTTTGGCAGGTCACATCTGTAGACTCTTTCACTAATAGTTTCAAGGAGAGTTGGAAAAAGAGAAACCTTACTCTAGGTATCAAGTTTACTAGCGGTGCTCTTATGGGTATGGAGTTCGATGTTAGTTTCAAAATTATTGACAAGGTTAATTACTTCGAAATTGTTGCTAATGACACCTATGGAAGAACACTTCCAGATGGTGTTATGTGTCCGAAGATTGGTGACGAGTTCTTTCTGTTCAACTGGGATGCAACCAAGATTACAGATACGGACCTCATTTCTACCGCTCAGATGTCTCTGTTCGACAGATCGAAGCAGTACTATCAGAAGACCATGATCAGCAACGCGAACTTCACCTGTACAATGGATGGCGACAAGTTCTACAATGATGGGATATACGATTACCATCCTCTCGGTGAACAGGTAAAGCTGATTAATGATATGTTTGCGCAGGTGGACGCGGATGGCAAGCACTACCGAAACTCTCGTATCATCGGAATGGAGATTCCTTTGGATATTCCTTACGACCACCCTCAATACATAGTCGGTGAGAAGGCTGCAATAAGCCGTCTTGGTAAGCTTGAAGATAAGGTTGACTCCATCACTGTAAATGGTCAGCACATAGGAAACAGCATAAACGGAGGAGGTGGAGTCTATGTTATAGGAGCAAATGATAATACACCACCAACAGACACAAATGTATATTCTGCAAGAAGGACACGTCTAAGTTATCTTTCAAAGAAAGTTGAAGATGCAGCAAAAGAAATGATACACTTCGAGAAAGGTCTGACGGCAGGAACGTACAAGAAAGGTGTGAGCGGCGGCAACATGGACAGCGAGGGCAACGCGGAGACAAACAAGCTGACGGCGCGTGGCGACGCACGACTACAGGGCGACACATTCTTCGGTACGGGGAGCGACAAGACGAACACGCCCCATGTTGACGGAGGGAGCGGCGATGCCCTGCTCGGCGACATGGTGCTGAAGGCGTTGCAGAGCAAGGACTTTGATGCGCTGCTGCAACGGGGCTTCGGCTTTACGAAGGGCGTGAACGGCAAGTTTATGCTCAGCGTGACCGACCTGCTGGTGTGGGGCAAGGCTATCTTCAATGAGCTGGAGATACGGAGGCTGAGCAGCGTGGGCGGCAACGTCTATCTGAGCGGTGCTTCGAGCAAGATAGTATATGTGAAGGAGGAGTATCTAAAAGGAAAGTTTATCGGCTGGCGTTGCTACATTCTCGCCGACGACGGCACGACAGCGACGCAGAACAGCTGGCGGCCGTATGACCAGGCGCGTTGCCAGACTTTCAACGTTGCCGCGGACAGCTATGAGGGTGTGGGCAACCGCAGCTATTGGAGACTTGTCGAGGGTGTGAGCGGCGAGAACGTGACGATAACAGATGCAGAGGGCAACGACCTGTACAACGGGAAGAAATTTGCGTGGGTGGTGCTCTCGGCTACCGACTGCGAGGATGTGCAGACAAACGATATACCTCAAGCTGGCGACGTGATTGTGCTTGACGGGCACAGGCAGTTTGCCGAGGGCGACCCGCGATCAATAAATAACGACGCTTCACGAACGAACGTGATGATGCTCCAGACGACGGGAAGCGAGGGGAGCGTGCCCAACATCATTTCGCTGCACAGCATCGTGGACTATAAGCACAGTGCTGCCAACAACAAATACAGCAACACGGTGTTTATACTCTCTCCCGAGGAGGTGGTGTTCCTTAGCTCACGATTTAAATGGATAAGCGCGAGCGGCACACCGATTACGCTGGTCAACTTCCGCGGTGCGTGGGACAAGAACGAGGTCTATTATTACTATGACCAAGTGAGCCACAACAATGCAATATGGACCTGCATCGTGGCGGAAGACAGCAGCACCACGGAGGAGCCTACGGACGGGAGCACGGTGTGGCGGAAGGACCTGACGGGTGGCGTGCCTGGCGAAAAGGGTGAGAAAGGAGACCCTGGTGAGAAAGGCGACAAGGGAGATCCAGGCAAGGACGGTGTGGATGGTATTGACGGCGTGGACGGAGCCAACGGCTACACCGTGACAGCTACGCCGTCGGTCATTACGCTCGGCATAAAGAAGGTGTCGGACACGGAGTTTGCTGCGGATGTGTCGAAGAACAACACGTCTTCGATAAGGGTGTTCAAGGGCGATGTTGACGTTACGACGACATGCAGGGTGATGGTGGCGAACACAAAGAACTGTACGGCGACGGGTCCATCCGTGGGAGGATCGGGGCTGATAAAGGTGACGCGCATGTCTACCTACACCACGGCAGACGGCGATACCTATCCCCTGACATCGGGTTCTGTCACGGTGGACGTGCGCGTGGGCAGCGCGACCCTTAGTCACACCATCGCCGTGAACGTGGAGATGAGCACGGTGTGGGGCGGGATAGAGACGAGCGTAAGAGGACTGAAGAGCGAGTTTGGCGAGCTGCAACAGGACTTGCAGAGCGAGGCTCCCAACGTGCTTACGAAATACACCTCCAAGATAGAGCAGACAGCAAAGAGCATATCTGCAAAGGTGGCACAGGAGACGGTTGGACGGTTGAATGTGTTGCCGGGCACGGCGTTTAACAGAGAGACGGACGTGACACAGCAACGTCCCGACACGTTCCCTTGCACCATACTGCCTTTAGGTGGTCTTGAAGGTACGGGAGCGATGGTGATAAACCAAAAGGGAGCGACAGATACGACATGGAGCGGCCTCGTATGGAAAGGTGTGGTTCTGAAACCCAAAACCTACTATACGGCGAGCGTTTGGGCGAGAGCCGATGGCGATCTGGATGATGTCATGTATCTCAGCATCGGCCAAGACACAAACTTCTGCTATCTGAACCTTGCGACAGCGAACGAAACACATGATTGGAAGATGTTTAAGGCTACCTTCAAGACAGGCGATACAGAAGCGAGCTGCAACAACGTGAGGGTGGAGCTTGCCGTGAGAAAAAACGGAAGAGGCCGCTGCTGCAAGCTGATGCTTGACGAGAGCGGCACCTATAATGGCTGGACCCCTGCCTCTTATGCCGATGTGTCATCGCGTGCGTTAGAGGCCACGGGCATCGACATTAAGAACAAGACGATCGACATGACGGCTGACAAGTTTACGCTAAGGAACAATCACGGCGAGAAGAGTTTCGGCGTGGACGAAGACGGCAACCTTGAAGCGCGTTCGTTGAAGAGTGTGTCGAAGGACGGTAGCCTGACAGCTATCATCAAGGATGGCGCGTTCACGGCCCTGAGCGGACTGAGCGGTGCTACTGCCTTCTTTGGTCTTATAGACGGTTTGCCCTATTTGCAGTTTACAAACGCGGCAGGTGTGGTGTGTTACGCCATCGGACCGAGCGGCGGACAGGCATCGGGCAAAGTGGGTGTACAAATGACGGCTTGTGGCGTTATATATAGTGTCTCGACGATAGATCTTGTAGCCAAGAAAAACTACTGGATCAGCTACAGCGGTTCTGTGACGCTTCAGAACTTTGGGTCTGAGAGCGCGAAGATTTATCAGAGCAAGTTGCAGCTCATCATCGACGGCTTCACGCAGACGCTCACAGCGAGTTTCAAGGACAGCAGCTTCCCCATGACAGAGGTGGGCCAAGGCAAGGTCATGACGCTCATGCCCGGCAAGCTGATGCAGGCCGAGTTTGAGATAAACACGATCGGCGAAACCATGCCTACGACAGGTAGCGACGGATCGGTGATTGCGAAGCCGAGCGGCGCGAGAGGATGCCAGCTAAAGCTCAACGGAGAGGTCATTGGCAAGGGAGCAATTTCTTAGATGATTATTTAATTATTTATTATTTATTATTTATTATTTTTTGTTATGAGGTTATGAAGAAGATAGTGAGGGGCAACGACTTTACGTTGCGTGTGCCTGTCATGAAGATTGTTGACGGCGAGAAGGTGGCGTTCCCTCTGCCCGGGTGTACGGACATAAAGGTGAACATCGTAAACCAATACCGACGCATCGCCCTGAGCTACACCATTGATGTGAGCGAGGACAACGTGCTGCTTGCGCGTGTGGAGGGCGACAAGGTGGCTGTGGGGACCTATGCCTTGGAGGTAAAAGGAAAGTTGTTCGGCAACGATTGGAGATCTAACGAGTATGAGCAGTTTCAGATTGTTGACAACAACGCTTCCGGTGACACGGTGTTTGAGCCGCAGGAGGGCGAGGACAGCGTAGAGATGGACACAGCCCTTGTGGTGCTTGCTCCTTCGGTGGAGCTGGGCAACCTGATAAAGGATGCTGAAGAGACAATTGCCGACACCAAGGAGGCCTTGAAGGGCGTGGAGGCCAAGATGGGCGACATCGAGCAGCGTGCCGACACAGCCATTGGCGCAGCCACGACAGCTGCCGAGAGCGCGAACACACAGGCCTTTGCAGCCGCACAGTCGGCAACGAGAGCTAATACAGCGGCAGAGAGGGCAGAGCAGACAAACGCTGCCGTGAAGACCGCAGAACAGGCACGAATGGAAGCAGAAAAGGATAGAAAGAGAGCAGAAGTTCTAAGAGTGCAAGCCGAGAAAGAGCGTGTGGCAGCAGAGAAGAAAAGAGCGAGTGATACAAACGAAGCTATCCAAGCAGCAAAGGATGCAACAGCAGGAGCAGAAAAAGTCAATGCCGAGCTGAACGGCAACGTACTGACCGTTATCAACCGACAGGGAACAGCAAAGAGCGTAAACCTAACCGATGCGGACGAACATGTGACGGTGAATGTGACCACAACCTTATCGTCTGTAAGCGTGGAAGGCATCAGTCTGAACGTCTATATCAACAACGGAGCGGATCCGCAACAATATACGACCGACAGCCACGGACAGGCAACATTCACAGTAACGAAAGGTTCTACCTATAAGGTTGTGTTTCCCTACATAAAGGGATGTGCAATTCTGAACCCAGTACAGCATGTCGCCGCTGTAGGTAATCGCATTATTGATGCTGTGTATACTGAAGAGACGATAAAGTTTGAGCATGTCACAGTGAGGATGCAGAAGGCAAACGACGACGATGTCTTGCAGCCTTGGGAGGGAGCACCTGTGCATGTGACAATAGACGGCAAGAAAACAGATTATATCACAGATGCGCAGGGCGTGGCGAGTTTTGACGTGAAGATAGGCACTTCCTATACCGTTGCTGTAGACAAGGTGGATGGAATGTATGAGCAGTATGACAACTATAGCAGAACGCGCAAGGCTATGGCTGATTCTTATCGTTTCAACTATGCCTATCACTATTACGAGAGCGGCGTGTGGCTCATTGATGACGAGGGCAAGAAATGGACGTGGGAGGCATGGGAGGCGAGCGGAAAAGACAAGACTCATCTTGTTTTTGTGTGTATAAAGACCCTTGACACACAGCGCTACGGCGGTGACATCTATATCAGCATTGACCTGCTTGCCAACTTCGCACAGATTCCAAACAAGCAGTGGGCAAACCAAAATGTCCAGTTCAAAAACATACCACTGAACGGTACGGACAACAGCGATACACAGTATTACAAGTTTGTCTATAACGGCCTTGTTGCGACAATAACAATTATCGCCGAGGGCGACGAGCGGGGCATCGAAACACCGTTCTGCGACTACTGTCACTCAAAGACCGTTGACTGCGCCGGTGAGGCATGGCAGGGCTATGGACCGACACTTGAACAATGGAAGCTGACATGGGCAAACATAGATTATGTCGTTGATGCCGTTAACCTCAAGTTCCCTGAGCTCGGCGTGAGTGTCAATAATTATAAAGGTTATAAGTGGACCGCAACGCAGTACTTCGCGTCGAACAGCTATTTCTTCGGTACAGCGGTGGGCAACGGCATCAAGTACAATGCGTTTCTGGCGATTCCCTTCTTCGCTTGCCCCTCTCCCTCTTTATCTCTTTCTCTTTCAAGTGAGGAAGGCGCAAACGAGGAAGGCGCAAGCGTTAACACAGAACGCGTGGCGTGAGGTGTGTGCGTGAGTGGCTGTTATAAAAGGATTATAAACAAAAGGTATATTCGAAGACATGCTCTCAGATGAACTGCAAATATATAAAGACACCTTCAAGCTCTGTAAGATATTGATGAGCTACAGCAAGAACGTCAGTAGGCTTGTGCGCTACGGCGAATACAGTGTGGCGATAAGCAAGGCTTGCACAGCTCTCGATCTTATAAGAAGGATAAATGAGAGTTTTGAACAAAGGGAGGTGTACTTGCATGATTACATCCTTCTCGTGTCGGAAGTCAAGTCAAGAATCACGCTCTTTGCCGAGGCAGAATTTCTTTCTGTCAAGGCGGCTACGAACCTCGATTATCAGGTAAACAAGATAGCAAAAGAAGCGACGGGCTGGCTAAAGGCCGAGAAGGCTCGCAAGGCGAGAACCGTGAAGCCATGAGCAACACAGGAGAGCAGCCACTTGAGTGGCAAGGGGTGTCCGCTTTCAACCGTCTGACGACGGAGAAGCAAAGAACAAGACAGCGATACCGAGAACGCAGAACAACGCGTCGAACAGCTATTACTTCGGTACAGCGATGAACAACAACAACAAGAACAATGCGTATCTGGCGATTCCCTTCTTCGCATACACCAAGGTGGTTATTGCAAATTCATTGAGAGCATGCACGAATATATCACTATTGACGACGTTTACGGAGGTTATAGGGACTGCAAGCGTTTTAAGGCAGACACGGTTGGCTGTGTGGAATATATGCAGAACTATCTTGCCAACAACTTGCAGCTCTATCGCGACCTGAACAGCATGGCTTACGAGATAGGTCAAAGCAAAGCTTTTTGTGTGACACGCCCGAAGCTACGAGAGGTGTTCTGTGCGCAGTTTCGCGACCGTGTAGTACACCATATCCTCGCCATCAAGTTTATGGACATCTTCGAAGCAGAGATGCTCGATTGCGCCTATGCTTGCAGAAAAGGCAAAGGCACGCTGTACGGCATTGAACATATAAAACAGCAGATAGCAGAGATAAGCTGTGGTTACACCGTAGAGACATGGATCCTGAGATGCGACCTCCAAGGCTTCTTTATGAGCATTGACCGGCGGATGGCTTACAGGATAGTGGAGGGTGTTATAAGACGTAGATATGACGGCGACGACATTGAATGGTGGCTGTGGCTGTGGCGCAAGGTGATACTTCACGACCCGACAAAGAACTGCGTGAAGACAGGCGACACGAGACTATGGGACGGACTGCCTACAAACAAGTCGTTGTTTACATGCGGCGAAGGCAAGGGCTTTCCGATCGGCAATCTGCCGAGTCAGATAATTGCCAATCTTATAATGTCACGCTTCGACAAGTGGATCATCGGACGCTTGGGCGACGAATGTGGTTACGGACGTTATGTTGACGATTTTGTCGCGGTAAGCAGAAACAAAAAGCAGCTGCTTGATGTGTTGCACGACGCGCGAGAATGGCTCGACTGCAAATTGGGTCTTACGTTGCACCCTCAAAAGGTGTATCTGCAAGAAGCCCGTAAGGGTGTCGTGTTTACAGGAGCAGCCATCATGCCCGGAAGGGTATATTGTGGCAAGACCACCGTGGAGCATCTCTTTGAAAGGATTGAAGAGTGGAACAGCATGACAGACGTAAGCCGGGAACAGACAGAAACCTTTGTCAGAAGCGTCAACTCGCTGTTCGGACATCTGAAACATTATAACAGCTACGCCATAAGGTGGATGGCATGGAAGAAGATAAAGCACAAAGAGAGTGTGTATTGTGAAAACATAAACAAATTAAAAATAAGAAGAAACAATGAAAAAAATGAACTTTGTAAAAACATTTGTACCGAAAGGTCAATACAAGGGGAAAGAAGAGAGAGAAGGAGTGTGCATCGTGCATCTTGACGGTGTACTCAACGAAGAGATGGACGCATACGAATGTGTCGAGTGTTCAATGCCTGTCAGCGAGTATTCGGAAGCAACTATCAATGAGGCTTATGCCGCATGGAAGGCGGCAACGGCAAACAGAGGACTCGCCCGGGCAAAGCGTGAGGTCCTGAAGCAGATCGAGGCATACGACACCTCGTCTGCTGTGAACGGCTTTTCGTTGAACGGAGCGGTGGTGTGGCTTGACAAGGCTACGCGCGTGGGGTTGATGAACTCAACGACCATTGCGAAGGCTATGGGACAGGCTACGACGACGCTGTGGCTCGGGGACACAAAGCTGGAGGTGGCCTGCGACAAGGCCATTCAACTGCTGTCGGCGCTGGAGATGTATGCACTGGAGTGTTTCAACGTGACCGCTGCGCACAAGAAAGCTGTGGCTGAGCTGACGGACATCGGGGAGGTGCTGAGCTACGACTATACTAAGGGCTACCCTGAGAAGCTGACGATGACGGTTTAGAAGGCTGCGGTCTTGACGATTTTAAAAGTAGGGTTAACAACATTAAAAATTGACGGACATGAAGAAAACGACAAAGAGAAACCTTTTAGGTATGCTGGTGTATATGACCATCGCTTTCGCGTTTTGCGGCGGCTTCGGTCTGTTGGCTCTCATCGTGAAGGAGGACAACGACAGATGCCATTATTATAACGGGGAGTGGAACGTCGGTGACCTTGTGCGCGGCTGCCTGGCAGTGGGCGTGGGCATGGGGCTGAGGTATTGGGCCTTCGGTCTGCTGTGAGAGGAAACGGACGGCACGGCCTTGTAGGGATGGCGTTTTGCACCCGACGGGTCATTGCCGTGTGAAGAAAAATTTGTATATTTGGAGAAAGGGAGGTAGCGGGAGTTAAAAAAAAGAAAGGTAACGCGCTTCGCGCGAGAAGGTAACGGACAAATGCTTTTTCGCTTGAGCTTTAAAACTATTGTCTGTTCACTTCATTCGTGAAGCGAGTTAACTTCCCCTTAACTTCCAATAACTTCCCAATATAAAGAAAAATTAAAAAAAAGAGATATATGATGTTAGTATTAAGTATTTGGGCCTTCCTGCTGTTAGGAGGTTTCCTGTTGCTCACGGCGCTGCGCTTCGGCGTGCCCGACATGGTGAGCGGTGTGTATTATCAGCTTCAGCACACGACTGACAGCACGGTGCTGGGCGGAACGACGGAGCACAAGAGAGGATGGATATTCTCGGTTGTGATGATTATGTCGGCGTTCCTTATGATGGTGTGCATGCTCGACACGGAGCAGGGAACGCTGCCCTCGGCGTTTGCTGGCTGCTGCGGCATGATCATGGTGGGGCTTGTTCCCCGGTATCTTAGTGAGGAGCAGCATAACGCGCATGTGCTTGCGGCTTGGATGGCTGTAATGGGATGCTTAGGATGGTGCCTGTCGGTTTGCTGGCAGGTTACGGTCGTGGTGGCTCTTGTGTGGCTTGCTGCAATGGCATGGGCAGGAAGACGGGACGATGGACGGAACATGAAGGCGTGGTATTGGCTTGAGGTGGCAGGAATGGCTGATGTGTTCCTGACATATTGGGCGGTGAGATTGTGTGGCTGATTGACGTATAACCAATAAACGAAAAGACAGATGAACGGAATGGTACCTGAACAGATGAGGCTGGTGTGGACGCTGCTGTGCTCTACCCTATTAGCTATTGTTGCGCCTACTGGCACTTTTTTGGCTGCTCTGACGTTGGCCTGCATGTTTAACGTGTGGGCAGGAATGAGAGCGGACGGCGTGAGTGTAATAAGATGCAAGAAATTTTCTTGGGACAAGTTTTTGAGGGCGCTGTATGAGTTTGCCGTTATCTTGGCCGTGATAGAGCTGATACGCGGCATAATGTATCTGTGCGGCGATGACGGCGTGAGCTTATATCCTGTGAAGATATTGACATACGCTGCCTGCATTATCTATTTGCAGAACGCGCTGAAAAATTTGGTGAAGGCTTACCCGAAGAATAAGATGCTGTGGGTTGTCTACCTTTTTATTAGATGCGAATGGAGAAAGGCTTTGCCTGCAAACGTGGACGCGATGCTGGAACAATATGAACAGCATGTGGCGCGGACGAACAGGAGCTGCAAGGACTGTAAGGAAGGAAAGGAGGAGAACGATGTGGAAGGTTAGCGACATCTTAGTGAAGCACATAAAGGCTGCTGAGGGCTACAGAAGCAAGGCTTATCTCTGCCCTGCTGGACGATACACCTGTGGCTACGGTCACACGAAGGGTGTGACGCGGAAGACGGTCTGTGATGCGGACAAGGCGGACCGATGGCTACGCGAGGATCTGCAACCTGTTGAGAACTTTGTAAACGCTATCCATAACGTCAACACACAGGGGCGTTTCGATGCGATTGTGGACTTTGGCTTTAACGTGGGGCTGGGCAATCTGCGGTCGAGCACGTTGCTGAAGCTCATTCAACGAGGTGCTTCGGACAAGGAGATTTGCAGGGAGTTTAAAAAATGGGTGTATGCAGGAGGAAAGGTGCTGGACGGACTTGTGGCTCGACGCGGGTGGGAGGCCCAGCGATGGTGTGAAACGTAAAAAGACATTGACAATGGAAAACTACGAGGAATTGTTTAAGAAGATGGTGGCTGCGCTCTTTGGGTGCGTGCTCTGCTGGCTTATAGGCCACCTGTTCGCGAGCTGTACGCCGGGCCGACAGGTGACGGGCAGCTCTTCTCACAGGACGGACACGGTGTATGCCGTTAAGACGGTGAGGGACACGGCACGGGTCAGCGACTCGGTGATTGTGAGGGTGACGGCGAAGGGCGACACTGTGTATAAGACCAAGGAGACGTGGCGAGAAAGAGAGAGGGTGAGATGGCGCGTTGACACGGTGTATAAGGCAGCTGTGAGGACGGACACGATAAGGGTTCCTGTGGCGGTGGAACGAAAGGTGCCGTTGTGGAAGCGCGTGGTATATAATATAGATACCGTTTTCAAGATTTTAGGGCCGATGTGTCTGATAGGTTTTATATTGTATATATGTGCGTGGGCGCGTGGACGGTTGACGAGAAGAAAAGAATAAAGATAAATGCTCATTTCTTAATTTTTTAAAAGGTTGTTAATTGTTAGGTTTTGGCCTTTCCTGTCCGTGAGGATGGGAAAGGTTTTTGTTTTTTTGTGTGCGGTAACATGTTACGACATGTAAGTTGACGGAAAAATTTTGAAAACTTAACAACATTTTACTTGATTACATACTGACAAATTGCTATATTGCAAAATATTACATAAAACAACGACTATGACAAAAGAAGAGCAAGAAGAGACAATGGAGCTGCTGAAAGGCAGGGACGTCAGCGATGTGTTGGGTGTGCTGATGCACACAGGTAACAGATATTCGAGGAGGACGCTACGGTTCTTCAGATGGTTCTGCAAGTGGGTGCCAGTGATGATAATGCTGTTTCACATGTACGGCATGTGGGATTTCGGGCACAGCCCGCGCGAGATGTTTTTAGTGCATGAAGAGAACGCGGCGTGCTACGCCTTTATATACTTCATGGTTTACATTTTGCCGTTGGTCACAGTGTTGGCCTCGCGGTTCTTTTTCCTGTGCTGGCGTTACAGGATTCCGTTCTTCTATCTGTTTGGCGTAAACGCCATACACATGTGCTACTGGTCATGGTACACGACCAACGCTATGGTGATGCCTCACTATTGTCTTACGGTGATGGTGCTGACGCTTTACCTCTACGGGTTTGCCGATGACTTTATAAACAGGACGCGGATGGGAAGACGCTTATTTAACTCACGAGGTGCAAGATGAAGAAGCTATTTGGTTACAGGCTGCTCGGTCAGCTGTTGCAGGGCCTTGCAGATGCCTGCTATCGCGCCGACGAGCAGGAGAAGCGCGGCGAGAAGGTCACGGCTTGCGGGATGTCGGACGAAGACATAGAGACGCTGTGTCAGGACATTCTGCCCAACATGATGAACCCGATGATGAGCACGGAGGAGGTGAAGGACAGGTTAGGCGTGAGCGAGGCGACGCTAAACAGGCTCGTTGCCAAAGGCGAGCTGCCCAACGGAAAGAAGAAGAGGCGCGGACACACGCGGTACTGGGCGAAATGGGACGTGCTGTGGTTCTTGAGAAAGAAGAGAGGCTGATGGAAAAGCGCTCACCTTGGAGACAGGGTGGGCGCGTTTTTGTATGGACGTGAGGGAAAATGATATTACCTCCTATCAAGCTAACCGACTGATAATGAAAGGATAACAAAAAGACTGATAGAGTTGTTAACCGTTTGTGAAGAACTTACTAACTTTGCCATGTAACGTTACAGAAAACGAGTTAATAAACCTATTAGTAAAAAAACAGAAAAAACATTGTTATTATGGAGAGTAAAACTTATGTGTTCGGAGAGAACGGCACCAACACTGGCGGCGGTCTTAACAGCGTTTTGGCTATGCTCCCAGCCCTCTTACAGAAGCAGGGCGTAGACCCGGGTCTGTTAGCCCTTTGCAACGGCAGGGGAAACGGCAACAGCTGGGGTGACAACCTGTTCGCTATCCTGCTGCTCTTTATCATCATGGGTAGAGGCAACTTCTTCGGCGGCGGTTATGGCGGCGGCATGATGCCCAACGGACAGGGCGGCGTTGTGCCGATGATCAACAACGATGCCAACACGGCTGTGATCATGCAAGCCGTTCAGCGCAACGGCTATGACGTGCAGAGCTTGGCTACAGCCCTCAACACATCGAGCGACGCTGTGATGGCAGCTATCAACAGTCTTGGCCAACAGGTGTGCAACATAGGCAACCAGATGGGCATGAACACCAATCAGGTGCTTACAGCTCTGATGCAGGGAAACAACGCTATCGCCACACAGCTGGCAGAGTGTTGCTGCAAGACAAACAACGCCATCACGGCGATGGACGGCAACGTGAAGCTGGCCATGTGTCAGCAGACGGGAGCCTTGCAGAACGCCATCAACAACGTGGCCGTGGGTCAGGAGCGTGCGGCTTCTTCCCTTGCCTATGCTACCAAGGACCAGTCTTGTGAGTTAAAAAATGCCATCAAGGAAAGCACTCTTACCATCGTCAACGGTCAGAAGCAGCAGGAGATGCGCGAGATGCAGAACAAGCTTGACGCTCTGCGCGAGGAGAACAGCACCTACAAATCGTCTGCCATGACGAGTCAGATTGTGGGTCAGGCCATTGCTCCCATCAATGCGGCATTGGCTGTCTTGCAGAAGGAGATTGGTGCAATCAAATGTGCCCAGCCGGATACGGTGACTGTACCGTACCAACCATTTCAGGCTGTTCCTAACTGTGTAGCAGCACAGATGGGCCTGTACGGTTACAACGCTGTTAACGGTGGCGGTTTCTGGTATTAAGCGAGGAGGGCAAGACTATGATTTGGGGCTATCCTTTTTCATGGGTCAACCGTAGAGGATCGGCAGCTATCGGCTCAACGGGTGTGAAGGTGGGCACAGACAACGTGGTGTTTACGTTCAAGGACCACGCCTTCGTGAACGCCAGCTACAGAGGCACGATATTTGTGAACCTGATGCAGGCTATCCCGACAGGCACGACGGGCACGCTGCCTATCCTCTTTGAGACCAACGGGACGACACAGGCTGTTACCAAATTTAACGGTGCGGCCTTGACCGTGGCCGATATAGCAGGAACAGGCGTATATCAGCTATGGTTTGAGAGAGACACGAACACCCTTCAACTTATGACGGGTATTGTTTAACATGTTAAAATTCGACTTCTATGTTTCAAGGATTAAGACCGAACAGCATATTTTATGTGCTTGACAAGAGTGGAGAGCCTGTGCTGAAGATAGGACAGGTTGAAAGCGTCAGTAACCCACAGCCAAAATTTCCGACTTACCAGCCTGGCCAGATGGGCATGCAGGGGATGGAGACCACGGTTGACATCAAGGTGAAGATGCAAGACGGCGAGGCAGAGTTTAAGCAGCTGCCGTCGAACGCCCAGATAGCGAACTCGGGCACCCTTGTGGTGTCGGAGAGCAGAGAGGCCATGCTGTCGGAGGTCGAGGCGTTGCTGAAGATGTCGCGCGACGTTCTTGCGAGCAAGGACTATCACGAAAAGGTCGTTGCGAGCTGCGAGAAGATACGCGGTGTGTTGAACCCCCAGATTGCCAAGGAGAAGGCGCAGGAAGAGCGCATAGGGAACCTTGAGGCAGACGTCAGCGGGATGAAGAGCACACTCGGCAACATCGAGAGTATGCTGCAAAAGGCGTTGAGCAAGAAGACGAGTGCAAGCTCTTAAAAACACAAAGACTATGTATATGATAGAGATCAGAGAAGACAAGCTCGACGAGCTTGTGGAGAACGCCGAGAAGATGCTGCGTTACGGCGGCAAGGTGATGTCATGTCTCGACAGCCTGAGCGGTGAGCGCGGACGGATGGGTCACAGAAGCCCGATGCCTGACTATCGCGACGACTGGCGCACGGAGCGAGAGCGTGACGGCTATGACGACGATCGTGAGGGCCGTTACGGTGAGCGCGACGGCAGAGGCTACGGCGGAGGCAGAGGCCGTTACTAATGTTTAGTTTAGTTTAACCGAAGCTTTGGCGGTGGTGTAAGTTGCGCCGCTGCCAAAGCTCATCAAAAGAAACAGAAATGGGAAAATGCAGGATGCCACTGGACGTGTATGACATGAAGCCCGAGGGGATGATAGCCTACCTCAGATACAACGGCTATCACTTCAACAAGAAGATGTGTGACTGGGCTGTCGGTCAGATGCGCAAGAAGAGTAAGGCTACGGACGGCGAAGAGCCTATAGAGCCTATAAGCAAGGACAAGGTGGAGGAGATGCTGGAGACGGCAGGTCTGAAACTTGACAACCTTGTGGGCTATGACCATGTGTATGTTGCGAACATGTGCAAGGCCGACTTTTGGGGCAGCTCGATCAAGGACGAGGAGAGCATGGCACACTATGTCAAGGACACGGTGGACGATGTGGACCAGAAGGACGGTTTTATCTTTAACAGGTTTTACGCGGACTGTTGTCATGGCGGTCTGCCGATACCGTGGGACGATGTGTTATGACAATATGCAAGATACGAATGGAGCAATACGAATGGAGCGTAATATGCTTTCTAAGTTACACCATCAATGATACTGATTATATATGTCGTGCTTTGAAAGATATTCGATGTAACGGAGATGCTCTATTGGAAGCCTACGGACATCTGTCAAAGAACTGCAGTGGCCGTGGGCTTACTTACTCAAATGTCATTGAACGGAAAAGTATTGTCGCAATAGGCAAGTCGCCTGACCGTGCAAGTATATTGAACACTATTGGGCATGAGTTGTTTCATGTTGTAGCACATATCTGTAACAAAGATAATATTGATATGCAAGGAGAAGAACCTTGTTATATAATGGGAGAATTGTGCGAGAAATTATATAAATGTTTATAAATAATGTATATGGCAGATTTAAAGAAAATATCAAGTAACGTTCGCGGACACCACATAGATGCATACGGTATTACACATTATGCACCAGATTGGGATTTGTCAATGTTGAAATGTGCTTTTTCAAGAAATGCACATGTTTCAAATGTGGTCGGATTTGAAACTTTCTGTTCTATCGTTGACAAAGTTACAGACAAATACTATTTTGTGTTTATGTGTTGCTATCCAAAACTCTCAGATAATGAACTCTTTGATTTGGTAATTAACGAAGTGTGCGAAGAGATACAATCAACTGATATCCAATGAATTACATTTGGTATTTTTAACTATAATAATATGTAATAAATTTGTATATATCACATATTATTAGTACCTTTGTATATAAATAAATAGTGGTCCTGATTGGGACATCACTTAAGTTAAACCAGTTAAAATTAAAGATTATAATGATGAATTTAAATGTAAATGCCACTAACATTGTGGCAGCACAGAATTCGCCTTATGAAGACAAGTTCTTCGATTTTGAGAAGGCGAAGACACAGGCTATTACGCTTGACCAACTTAGTAGAACATACCGTGAGAACGATGTGTACGGCAAGCCTTTGAAGGGCATATATCACTACGACCTCATCAATAAGGTCATAGCTGAGTGCGAAAACATTGGCTACACTGTAGAGGTGTACGATATGTTCGCGGCACAGAACAGAGATAGAAGTCAGCCTGGTGTAGTGAAACTACCACAAGTAGAAGCTCAGAAAGGAGAAAATGCTGTTGAAGCACATATTCTGAGGAGAGTGTTTGCAAATATAAGAATAACAGATTTTGATGATGGAGAAACTACGACTAATCTTGCTATAGCCTTTCATCAGAAAGGCATACAGATTGGATTGGGCCCAAATGTTATGATTTGTCATAACCAATGTCTTCTCAACCCGGAACTCTATATGTCAACATATTCTGAGAAAGGGAGAAAGGGAGAAAGGGAAGTGGTATAGACTTGGCTACGATGTTCGATACGTTGAAGTCATGGCTCGTCGACGCCAGACATATCATAGAGACAGATCGTGAGCGCATTAAGAAGATGAAAAATACTTATGTAACAGCAGAACAGATGTTCACCCTCATTGGCCTTATGACAGCTATGCGTGTAAAGTCTGATACTACCCGCAAATCTATACGAGAAAACATCACCTATCCTCTCAATCAGTCTCAAATAACAATCTTTACAGAAGATATGCTTGAAGCATATCACACAAACAAGTTAATAACCGTATGGGACATGTACAATTCGGCAACGAATTTGTATAAGGCAAACAAGATGGATATACCTGCACTGCTTCCGCAAAACAGAGCTTTTGTGGACTTTATAAACAAGAATATAATAGATCTTTAATTACTAAATGAAACGTGGATAATGACATAATTAATCCACGTTTCATTTGCTTACTTTGAAGAAAATTACGATTCTTGTTTTATGATGTTGTCTTCATGAGAAGAGTTTAACACATAGTCAATGACTTTTCTATTCGCAGCATCTATATTGGCAACACTTTTGTCAATATAGATTGCTGTTGTTCTATTTCCATGAGAATGCCCTAAAGCTTCAGCAATGATTTCTTCGGGTATTCCTATGGAAAAGGCGATAGTAGCCCAAGTATGTCTTGCCCAATAAATTGAAAGCCCTGGAAAATATGGTCTATAATTAATATGATAGCTAAATTTCCTATTATGAGCAGTTTTCTCCTTGTTTTCTACTTTAATTACATCTCCTATTTTTTTGTATGCTTTATTCGCCTTGCCTACAAAAGTTTTATAGTTTGTCATCCTTTCAGTAAAATTAACCAAAAGCTTTTTGCCCTTATACCTATTTATAATAGAAAGCGCTTCGTTTTCTATTTTTATATTGTACATTCTTCCTGTTTTATGGCGTTTATATACAAGTCTTCCTTTGTCAACATTATCATCTGTACATGAGCATAAATCAACAGGATTAATCCCAATAAGAAAGAATGTAAGTTTAAAATAGTCCAAGTAACGTTGTTGCCATTTTTCAACATTACATGAGAAAAGCTTTCTAAGCTCTTCTACAGACAATGATCGTTTAGCTGTTTCTTCTGTGCTAATATTAAATTTACGCAAAGGGTAATGACTTGTAATCTCATTATCTATTGCGTCATTGAACACTGCTCTTATATTGCGTAAATGTATGTTCCGCGAATTTCTTACGAGTCCTTGTCTTTGTAGGTATGCATCAAATCCCGTAAGCCACTCTTTCGTTATCTGTTCAAAAGAAAGACTCGAGGATGATTTGTCATAGTCCAGTATTTTTTTTAGAGTTGTCGCATAAATTTCTCTTGTGCGCTCTGCAGTACGGCTTTCACCAAATTTCTTGAAACGTGCAATGAACAGATTTTCGTCTTTTGCTGAAGGGCTAATGTATTCCTGTATCTTCTTCTTTATTTGTATGATTGTCAAACCTCTTAACTCTCCATGTGCAGCCAATTCAAGAATAGCATTGTCAATTCGTAATTTTCGATTATTGATATATGAAGACAATAGTTTTCCATTCGGTACATTCTTCACTTTTTGAGTTTCAGCGTTCCACTGTAACTTTGAAAGTTTAATGTCCAAACCTATATATGTTGATTTGCCATGGCTTGTTATGCAAACCTTTAAAGGAGCAGGCTCATTATCATCTTTGCCCCTTGTATCAAGATATAATTTAGTAGTAGCCATTTGCAAGTTATTTGCAAGTTATTTTGTTTGAAATTGTTTATCTTTGTGCAATAATGTGCAACGTATTTATATTGTACATATACAAAAAAACATTGGAAATCCCTTTATGCAAAGGAAAAGCCAATGTTTTCTATTGTCGGGATGACAAGACTCGAACTTGCGACCTCACGCCCCCCAGACGTAAGTATTACAACCCTAAAACGTTGAATTACAGAACATTGCCAATTACCGACATCCTTATTGCAAGTTATTTGCAAGTTTTTGTCTTATCAAATTATTTGAGATATAATTTCTCTAGTAATTCTATAAGACGCTTATTTAAATCATCCTGCCTCTTTATATGCTCGCATATAATGTCATTTTGTTTTTTTATCACTTCAAGCAATTCTCTGTTATCGCTATCTTTCAAGCGCAAATCAGCATTTGGTTTCGGAGAATCATCGTCTACTATCCTAAAAGAATTCACGTCATCTTCTCCAAATTTATCGTACAGTTTCTTGTATAACACAATAGGCAGCTCTATTTTTTCAGACTCCATTCGCGAAATTCCCGATTGTGCCACGCCAAGAATTTCTGCAATTTCAGATTGCTTTAAAGAGTGTGCAATTCTAAATTCTCGTAACTTGAACATATCTATTAAATTGTTAATTTTGTATAAATCACATTATATATATATCGTTATATTTGCATATATCAGTATATATTTGTATCTTTGCATAAAGATGTAAGATACAATGCAAAGATAATGGAAAATAATCAATCATCAAATACTTTTGGGCAAAAAGTGGAAAATATTACCTTAAAAGGTTATTATAAAAATTTGCCCTTACGGAGTGCGCCAAGGAATGATTTCATAACCGAGGTTGCAGAGAAATGTCATGTTACTATACAGACAGTCCGTAATTGGATATTATATGGCATGAAGCCACAACAAAAATGTCATATTGATATTTTGTCAGAATTGACAGGTATAAAAAAAGAAGACTTATGGAAGGATTAGAATTTTATGTTTTTGAGGATGAACTTTGGTGCAAGACCACAAGCGGCAAGAACATCTTAGTAGACGAAACAAAGACCGAGCTTGTGAAATATATGCTTGAAAAAATACGCAGCAGGTATCCTGGTGCTTATTCTGCATTGGAAACGATATATCAGAGCAGTTCTCTTAATAAGCAATATTTTCAATATTTATTGATGAGAAGGTTCTGCAAATGTAATTTTTGCAAACTTGACACCACGGAGTATGATATAGAAGACGTTGATGCAGAAGGTAAGTTTAATCTTGAAAAGGTTGAATGTCCGATGCGCGGAGAATGTCCATACGAAGGTGTGATTTGTATGCCTAAATTCAACTCAAAGCTATCAGCAGCAGAGCTTCGCGTTATGGAGCAGCTATACAGAGGCAAATCAGAGCAAGATGCAGCAAAAGCGCTGTTCTTGTCACCAAATACGATTCATCAGCATATAAAATCTGTCTATGTAAAGCTTGGTATTCATAGACTTGCAGACTTTATTCAATACGCAAACAATAATAATTTGTTTAACAAATAAAATAATTATGGCAATACTTAGAAAGAATGACGTTGTAAAAGAACGTCCAGTAATCATTGTTCTGTATGGAACCCCAGGTACAGGCAAGACATCTCTTGCTACAACAGCAGAGAGTCCTATGTTGATAGACACTGACCGTGGTTTTGACAGAGCCGTACAGCGTCCTGACATTGTTGTTACAGCCTCACAGTGGGAAGACATTTACAATGAGGAAATCATTGGCAAGTACGTCATTGAGAACGGTGTGCAGGTTTGGAGACCAGGACTTATCTCAGAGTGCAAGACTATTGTTGTTGATACAGCAAAGGCTATGCTTGATGACTATCTCAGCGCATACGCTGTCAAGATGGACTACAAGCTGGAGAAGAACACCCTTAAACGCTATGGCTTTATGGGAGAGCTGTTCAAACATTTTGTAAGTGTCCTTCGTGCCAATGAGTCTGACATAGTATTCATTTGCCATGACAAGGAGAACACGGAAGGAGATATTACAAAACATTCTCCAGACTGTACAGGTCAGTCAAAGGACTTGCTTATACGCATTGCAGACCAAGTAGGCTATATCTGCAAAGAAAACAACAACCGTGTAATAAAGTTTGAGCCTACAGACAATCGTGTTGGAAAGAATGTGGCCGAAATTCCAGACACATGGATTCCTACTTACGGAACTGCAGAATTCGAAACTTGTATGGCAGACATCATCAAACGTGTCAAGAAAGCTATTGTATCAAAATCTGATGCACAGGTTAAGGCACAAAAAGACGTTGAAGAAGCTCGCAAGATGCTTGCTGATGTGAATACTGCAAAGGAAGCCAATGACCTTATAGAGGTGGCCCACAGTCTTGCAAAGATCCACCAAAAGGCCTTCATGAATCAAATGATAAAAGATTTGGCTGAAAAAAACATCGTCTTTGACAAGTCAACAAAAAAATTTGTTAAGAATGAAGAAGCCGCAAGTTCGAGTAACGTTGCTTGAAAGCTTTCGACGTTATATGTCAGGAAATTACGTTTATGTGGACGAACAGAGCGTTGTTGACAATATAACAAAGAAGTTTGAAGGAAATGACTACACGCGTATAGGTACTGCCTTTCACTCTATTGTTGAGACAGGCAGGCCTGTATGCGAGGTCGTTCCTGAAGGAGAACGGCATTTCACCTATTATAATAAAGATAAGGTCGAACCTGTTCCATGTGGAAGAAGGTTTGTCTATGATGGTGGTGAAGCTATCCTTGACGTAAGCCAATGCAAGGTTGCTCTTGAATATAGGAATGAGCACATAAACGCTTTTCATGAAGTTAGAGAATACAAAGATTTTGAAAGGGCTGTTGTTACCGGGTGCGCAGATATGATCGATGGCGTAGAGATAAGAGATATAAAGACAAAGTATAGCGCTGTTTCTGCTGATGATTATATAGACAGTTGTCAGTGGAGATACTACCTTGAACTTTTTGAAGCAGACACCTTTCACTTTGATCTATTTGTCTTTGAGGGTTACAATAAGGATAAGCACAAAGGAGATGTTCGTGGGTTAAAATTATCCCGTATAAATCCGCCTATCACATGCTACAGATACCCGCAAATGGAGAATGACAATAAGGCTTTACTTAACAGCTTCATGGATTGGGTTGAGTATAAAAACTTACTTAGTTATTTACCAACAATAGATATAGATGACTAACATAATTACTGGAAAAATCTTGGCAATCGGCGATATGGAGTCGATACCAAACAAGAGTGGAGACAAAGTATTCAAAAAAAGGATATTGGTCTTGAACTGTACACGTTCAAACTTTGGGGAGGTTTTTGAAAATTACCCCAGTTTTGAATTTGCAGGAAAACATGTAGATGACCCAACAGCATTCAAAGTTGGTGATATTGTTACGGTGTCGTTCTTTGTACAAGGCAATAGATATAAAAAAGAAAATCAGCCTGAAAAATTCTTTAATACAATTGTCGGGTACAAGATAGAATATTACCGTACAGAAACCAATCAGAGCACAGGGTCTCAGCAAACTATACAGACAGATCAACAGTCTGAAAAAGAAGACCTTCCGTTCTAATGATATTCAATCTTAATAACGAAGTTGATAGAGTGCGCTATAAGGAGTTTTGTAATACACTTTATAGTGATGCACAAAAGACAGGCAATGCTTTTATTGTTGAAGTCAAGAAGAAGCATCGTCCGAGGTCTATTGCGCAAAACAGTTATCTTCATGTATGTCTAGCTTATTTTGCCTCTGAGTTTGGATATAATCTCGAAGAGGTCAAGTATAACATCTTTAAGAAGATTGTAAATCAAGACATCTTCGCAAAACAAAGAGTTAGCAAGCGTGGACTGACTGTTACTTATTGGCGTAGTACCACAGATTTAGATGTTAAAGAACTGACTGACGCAATAGAAAGATTTAGAAACTATTCAGCAATGGTTGCAGGATTATATATTCCTGAACCAAATGAGGAAAGAGCTTTATTAGAGGCTCAAAAACAGATAGCATTATACGAAAAATACTTATAAATATGAAAGCAGATTTGAAAAATTACACTCCTCAAAATGTGGAGTACATCATTGATGAAGATGCAAAGGAACTATTTCCTTTAAGTCTAGACTTTTCTTCTCTTGAAGAAGAGAAACTTGATGGCGAAAAGCCTATAACAAATAAGCGCGAAGCCTTGAAGTTCGTTGGCAAGATGTTTACTGCAACATTTCCTGACAACGAGCTTGTAACTCGCAAGCTCGATGACTTCGAGAAGCGTAATATTCGTGAAGAGTATTGTACGCTTGAAGAGAATGATGTTCCAAAGCGCAAACTTGAGTTAGAGATTGCTATCGAAAAGGCAAAAAAGATGAAAAAAGACGCCGAGGAATCTTACGCGTCCGTACTCATGGAGGTTGCCAAATATGCAGCAGAAGTCAAACTCGGCACTGTTGATGTAAGACTTAAAGCTAAAGATACTTTTTGCATCGCTCTGGCCGGCTACTATCTCGTTTATGTATGGGATAATACAAAAGAATGTTTTGTGCTTGCCAAAGCCTATGAAATACCTGACAAAACAGAGTTCTGGGCAAGTGATGAAAAGAACCGAAATGCCATGAAGGAACTGTTCGGTTTGGAATTTCCTGAAATAGAGCAGACAAGTGAAACCTCACAGGAAGAAGTTGAAGATAATACAGAAGATGACGACTTGCCCTTTGTAGAGTAATGTATAATTTAAGGTATTATCAAAAAGAAGCGAGTGATGCTGCCGTAAAGTTGTTTACAGGCAAGACTGACAAGAACGGTTTGATTGTAATTCCGACTGGCGGTGGCAAATCACTCATTCTTGCAGATATAGCCTCTCGGCTTGAAGGGCCTTTACTGGTCTTTCAGCCGAGCAAGGAAATATTGCAACAAAATTTCGCGAAGCTGCAGAGCTATGGAATAATTGACTGTGGGTGCTATAGCGCATCCGTTGGGTGCAAAGATATCAATCGCATAACATTTGCTACTATAGGAAGCGTTATGAACCACATGAGCGATTTTGACTGTTTTAAGAATATCATAGTCGACGAAGCCCATTATGTCAATTCTAAAGCCGGACAATACAAACAGTTTATTGAGGCAAAAAACAGGCAAGTTGTAGGACTGACAGCCACCCCATATAGACTTGATAAGTGTACTGGTGGTTCTATGCTAAAATTTCTCACACGCACACGCCCAAGAATATTCTCAAAGGTAATATATTGTTGTCAAATAGGAGAGCTGCTATCCAAAGGTTTTCTTGCGACATTGAATTATTACGATTTGACAATGATTGATTTGCGTCGTGTAAGAAGCAATTCTACAGGTGCAGACTACGAAGAAAAAAGCCTAATTGCCGAATATGAGAGAAGCGGGTTTTATGACAAGTTGTCGAATACTGTTGTGAAGGTAATGCACCCTAAAAATGGCATACCACGCAAAGGTATTTTGGTATTTACAGCATTTAGAAAAGAATCTGAAGTTCTCATAAACAAACTTCAGTCATTGGGCATAAAAGCAGAGATAGTAGCTTGTGACACCCCGAAGAAAGAGCGCGAAAGTATTCTTGACAAATTCAAGAGGGGAGAGATAAAGGTTGTAAGTAATTGCGGCACCCTTACAACAGGGTTTGACTATCCCGAATTGGATACTATAATTCTGGCAAGACCGACTAAATCACTTGCACTCTACTATCAAATGGTAGGACGTGCAATAAGGCCTTCAACAGGTAAAGAAGGATGGATTGTTGATCTTGCAGGTAATTATAGACGTTTTGGGAATGTGGCCGACTTATATATAGCAAAGCCGCCCGGGACTACAAGATGGGATGTTTATTCAAGAGGAAGACAATTAACAAGCACAATGTTATGATAATAAAATATAATATATATGAGTCCGTGTTGGGTGTTGATTATGTCACCCCATGCCCGTTTGGACAAAAAGGCAGGTACACTCATGAGTTAATCAATGTAGGTAGTAATGCCTGTTGTAGATGCCAGTACCATACTGACAAAAATACAGAATGTGTTAAATGTAAATATGACAAGAAAGATGTTACCATTTTACCGAAAGAAAAAGAAATCTTCATCAACAAAAAAGAGTGGCGGCACTGATTTAGTGAAGAAACTTGACAAAATCTTTGCTTATTATATTCGCCTTAGAGACATTATGCCAAATGGCATGGGAAAATGTATCAGTTGCGGGAAAATAAAGCCGTACAGGGAAATTGACTGCGGTCATTTCTTTGGCCGTTCCAACATGGCTACACGTTTTGATGAAGACAACTGTAATGGTGAGTGCAGATGGTGTAATAGGGTCTCGTCTGATCATCTAATATTTTATCAAGAGAACTTAATAAAGAAGATTGGTATTGCTCGTTTCTCGTCACTACGCGTAAAAGCACATTCAACAAAAAAATGGGAGGCATACGAGCTTCAAAGAATGATAGATTACTATACTAAAGAAGTAAAAAGATTAAGCTATGAAAAAGGAATTCATGTTACCATATAAAACGAAAAGTCCGCTGTTTCACAACAGCGGACATGTTAAACCAATTAATTCATTAAAGATAATGAATGTGGCTACAAATTTATAAAAATAAATTTGAATAAGCAAATGTTTTATCTTATTATGAACGCCTTCATAACAACAATTGCGTGAAAAATATAAGTGTATAATGCAAAAATACAAAAAAGAAATCACTTATGCAAATATATCCATTATTACATACTTTGATTTTAGTATATTTAACTATAAATGTTTGTACGTTTGTATATTATTCTGTAACTTTGCTTATAGAAAATATAAATGTATGACACAAGATTTACTACATATAATATTGGACCGAGTAAAATCCCAAACTGTTAGGATTTGTAATCAATGATGTATCCTCCAGCAACAATTATAAATAATATGAGAAAGGTTGATTATTCAAAATTGCTTAGAGCCTTTTGGGAAAAGAGGTTAGTTTGCCAGCTGACAAGTTGCGAAGCAGATTTTTATTTTTATCTGCTGAAACAATGCGACTTGGGTAACTGGGCAAATCCATTCAAATTGCCAACGAAGAAGTGCGAGATTGAACTTGACTTCAGTAGGAAAACAATTAGTAATGTCAGAAACTCTTTGCGTCAGAAAGGATTTATCCATTTTAAACCGAGTAAAGTCAGAGGAGAAATTGCTGAATATGAAATTATTGGTCTTGATGCGTTTCTTATGGAAACACAAAAGGAAACGCAAATAGGTACACAAAAGGAAACGCAAATAGGTACACAAAAGGGTACACAGACAGAAAGAAAAAAAGAAGACATACCCCCCACACCCCCTATAGAAGAAAAAAAGAAAGATGTGTCTTATCAGACGGATAGCGGTTCTTCGACCGCTGGGACTTTACATCAACGCTGTCGAAAGTTTTTTGAAACCTACACGTCTGAACGCTACCCCGAGGAGTATTACTGGACGGCGAAGGATGCAGGACAATTGAGAACCCTCCTAAATGCCATCAGATTTACGCGTAAAAGCCATAAGGCGCCGGATGGACGTGCAGACCCTCGTCCTGTAGACGATGACAGCATGTTCAGTGCATTTAAGGCGTTTGTGGAGTATGCTTATAATCAAGGCGATACTTGGCTGCTAGGTAATTTCACAATACCAAACCTGAGTTCAAGATATAATTCATTACGTCAAACAAAAAACAGAACAGAGAGCAATGGAACACAACGAAGAAAAGAATCCGGCGTGCCAATCTATGCAAGCAAGGACGAATATGACAAGGGGTTTACGTCTCCCACTAAGCGGTAAGGATGTAAAAAACTTAATTTACGGCTTCTACAAAAGGGAAGTTGAAGATAGAAAACGTGCCTTCAGGTTTACAGAAGAATTGCGCAGTAATATTTCTCGTATAGGTGATTTTCTCACAACCGAGGATAATTATTACGGTCTCTTCATTCCGGGTACAGTCGGTAATGGCAAGACTACAATGATGCGAGCAATAAAAGATTTGTTTGTCTATTTGATAGACCGAGAAATGATAACTTATTGCGAGGGAGACAAATATCCTACATTTCTCACGGCGAGAGAACTGGCAGAATTGTCTACTGACAGAAATTATTTTCGCGTTATAAAGAGCACGAAATATCTCTTCATAGACGATTTAGGGGCAGAGCCTGTAGAAATTTCACATTATGGAAATTTCATCTATCCGTACATTGATATTCTCGAGTATCGCTATGATAGGCTATTGTCAACATTCATTTCCTCAAATTTCAGCGCAAGCGATTTAGGGAACAAATATGAAAGTGAGCGCGTTACAGACAGAATGAAGGAAATGTTTCAGATAATCAGTTTTAAGGAGGAAAGCTTTAGATGAATACAGAAAACAGGAATGTCCCGCTCATTAGCGATATTGAAGAAGAGAAATTTGTTATAGGTTGCCTTTTAATTGACAAGACAGCCTACTCTATTGCGAGTCAGCATTTAGATGAGAAGTGCTTCTATAACGATAAATGCAAGAGTATTTGGGCTGTAATCGATACAATGGGGAAAGATGGCACACCTATTGATTTGATAACTGTATCAGCAGAGTTATTAAAGAACAAGTCTAAAGTTTCTGCTATTGATCTTGTAGACATCACGGCAAAAGTGGCTTCTACCGTAGGCATGGAATATCATGTTTTGCGTCTTGTAGATTTGAGCCGACGTCGCCAAATGTGGCTTATAGGGCAGAAACTATCAAGCGTAGGACTATCAGAAGAGATTTCTACTTCAGAAGCTCATCAGAAAGCTATTGACGGTATTAACGAAGTTTTTGAAAAGGCAGAAGGAGTTTGTACTCTTAAAGACTCCATAGCAAGTTTAAATAGTATAATAACTTTAAATCAGCAGCATGGCGGTGTAACAACAGGTACAAAAACAGGTTTTGAGCAATTCGATTCCAAGGGAGGACTCCAAAAATCAGACTTGATAATAATCGCAGGTGAAACGTCCATGGGAAAAACAAGTCTTGCATTGACCATTACCCGTCATGCCATAGAGGACAATTCAAAAGTTGCCTTCTACTCAATGGAAATGACAAAAGAGCAATTGGCAGCTCGTATGATTTCTGCAAGAACAAGAATTCCTGCAAATGAAATTTTATATTCAGGAAACATTCCTTCTGAAGAATTAAGATTGATAGACAATGCTTGCGGAGAATTGCCAGGAAACAATCTATTTTTTGATGATAAGAGCACATCAAACATTGACTCAATTCTGATGTCAATACGAATGATGAAACTTAAATCAGACATAGATGGTGCAGTAGTTGATTACTTACAAATCCTTAATGTAAATTCAAAGAACACCAGCTTTAGTCGTGAACAAGCAATGGGCGATGCGGCACGCCGATTCAAGAATCTTGCAAAGGAACTTGGCATATGGATAATTGCACTAAGTCAGCTGTCGAGAGACAGCAACAACCCAGAACCAAACCTTAACCGTCTCCGAGATAGTGGGCAGATAGGAGAGGCTGCTGACGTTGTAATGCTTATATATCGTCCAGAATATTATAACAGAAGCTATCCTGCGCCATATGACAATAGAGAAGAATATCCTATAGAAGGCACAGCTATGATAGATGTTGCAAAAGGAAGAAACATAGGAACCTTTAAATTCTTCTTAGGTTTTGACAAAAAAACAACTAATTTTTACAGAACAGATGCTATATCATCTTATACTCCGTTAACAGATGTTGCCGATTCAGTAGAAGAAGATGCACCATTCTGAGTATCAGTGACTTACAGAGTTTATATTTAGTATTTTTAACTAATTTATTCTTTGGTATATTTGCATATATGCGAATTTATTAGTATCTTTGCATATAGAAATAAGGGAGGTAGATTTGATTAATCAAGCTCTCCTAACAAGTTAAACCATTAAAAATTAAAGATTATGAAAGCGATTAAAGTTTATACAATAGAAGTATTAGAGAAACGAATTATAAAGGCTTTGAAAAAGGTCAAGTTCGGCTATCAAGAAAGATACTTAGTTGAAGCTACTAATGCTGAGTTTAGCATCTACAATTTCAACACTGCGCTTTGCAACTTACAGCAGAAGGGAGTTGTAGCATACAACGAGAATACAGAAAGCTATGAAATGGTTTAAAAATATAGGAGATGAGAGCAATGAGAAAACAGGAAGAAATACAGGTTTTGCAATCGCTTAAAGGCGATACCTACTTTGCACAAAAATTTGGATCAGACATAGACCAAATGTGTGAAAACATAAAAAACGACTTTCCAATAGAGATGGGATGTGTATTTATGACAGAAACAGAAGCCCTGAAGAAAACTCTCGCCGAAACAAAAAAGAATGCAGACGAGAACCTCTTGGCATTTGCGCAAGAGATAATTCTTAACATATGCAACTATGACGACGATGAAGTTTATAAAACAGTCAAATCATACATTGGCATAGAAGCGGTTATCAAATACAAATATTCACAAGACATAGAACTTAACGAAGAAGAGATAAAATATCTTGTCGGCAAACTTAAATAAGTATTATCCGCTGGGACAGAAACCACTCGGAGCGACGCCGACAGCGGAACAAAGGCCTCATTAGCCATAGGGTAGTCTTACAGATTTGCGGTAACATCTGACCTTTGAGCCGTTTCCTACCCTCAAACAAAAGAAAGGACTGAAAGCGGAAGTGGTGAGGTGAACACGAAACACAGCATGGAAAGGCATGCTTAATTCCCACCGTCAGAGCGTAGGAAAGACGTAAAATAATACGAACGGGTGTCGGACGGTTAAATCGGCACGTTGGAATTAACGTTAAGGGAAGATGACAACTTAAATATACATAGTCCGTTGGGCGAAAACGCTAAGCGCATTTAAATATTCACTTAAAACATATACAAAATGAAAATAGCATCAATAACCATAGAAATCGGAACTATTTGCAACGGCAATATAGTGAAAAACAAGGTCACATTACAAATACCGAGAGAAGCAGCGACAATAATAAGCGAGGCTTGGAATACCGATGGGCTGCCGCAGCGCGAAGCTATTGTGGCGCACAATCTTTTGGGCAACCAGTTTGCACACTGCGACCTTGTAATTGATAACGGCATCGCCGGAGGTATGCTTAACATGGTAAAAGAAAACACTGACGACGAAAAGTATTTCAGTGTGGAAGAATACGAAAAGGAGGAGTAAATGGTGGCGTTGAACATTACACACATTACAACTGTAAAACGTGTGAAGCAGCCGACAAATACGGCAGAGGATGCAAACACGGACTTATGTTTCCCGTCCTGTTGACCATGACGAAAGCTAACAATTTCCCAATTTATAAATTCAAAAATAAAGAATAGCATGATAGAAATACCAAAAACAAATGTCCGTGAGCAGCAAGAGAAAGAACTTGCATCATGGGTGCTCGAGAAGCTGAAAACAAGAAATGCTGTACAAATATTACAGCGAACGAATGGCTGCTGCGCTGGAAACTGGGTAGGCAGTTTGCCGAATGAAGAGTGGCATACATCATCTTTCGAAGCCGTGGAGAACGTTGTGCGTGCATTTCGTCAAAAAGGATATGCTGTTACCGAGTATTGCTCGATGCGCTACCCGAGTGCGTATATAAACTTTAGAAAATAATAATATGACTACAACCATACAACAAGAAGTACCTACATTATCATCCGTCTATATTGTCGTTGGCGAGTCTTACGACCAGATGGAAGACAACGAAAAGGATGTAATAAATATCCGACATGGTATTCTTCGCATCTTTGCAAACAAGGATGACGTAAAGGCTTACATGCAAAAGTATTTTAATGAAGACTTCCCCGACGATGCGACATTCCGCATGTGCGAAAACAAAAAAGATTTTTACAAAGCGGAGATAGACATGAAATCACGAAATAATATAAAAGGTGCTGTTTCGTTTGAAGGCAGTCTTGAAGGTCGCGTCTACAAGCTAAACATCAAAGCGTACAAGGTTGATATTACGATTGGCGTGGATGGGCTTATTGGTGACGATGATCTATATGATGCTTTATATGGATAAAAAAATATACCCACAAGACCTTTTGGGTACATTCGTTACCACTCAAAAGAAAAGGTTATCAGCCGATGAGGAAAGCGTTATTAGGAAAACAATGCGTATTATTGGTAGAGAAAACGAAAGATACGCAGAGTTGCACCTATAAAGCAAGAAAAGAAACCTTCGATTATGGAATATACAATTCAAGAAATGAAAGCAATGCAGGACATTGTGTCTGCTATCCTTTGTAACATGCATTTTAAAGGCTCTATGCGAATATCAAAAGTCTACGACATAGACGAATTTGATATAGCTACGATGGAAAAATGGAGTGCATATTGGCAAGAGACTATTGATATTATGGAAAATAAATAAAAAATGAGACAGTCAGTATTAGAAATCAAAGACCTCGCAAATCGAGCAGGACAGGGAATCAGCATGGATCCCGAACGTATGGGTGAAAGCCTATTACAAGAGTGTGAGAACGGTTTGAACGTTTTTTTGGCGCAAATCCCCGAAGAGATGCAAGAAGAGTACGAGAAGCGGTACATCGCAAAATACAGCGAATGGCTTCACGCTATGAGCCGTACCTTTTCTGTGATGGTAACGGGAGCCGGAAACTTCAACTACCGCAGACATCAGAAAATGAACAATTACGAGCATTCTGCACGCGCTCGTTTTGAGACATGGAAAGAGAAAGTTCTGAAACGTATAAACCGCCAACAGCGTTTGGTTGGTTGGGACGAAGTGGAACGACTGCAGAACAAGCTAGACAAACTTATGGAGTCGCAAGACATGATGAAAGCAGTCAACAAAATAGTAAGAGATAAAAAACTTACAGAAGATGAGCAATGTGAAGAACTCGAAGCCCTCGGTCTGCCTTCTCATGCTATTGATGCGATAATGAAAGGTCCAAACTACTCATTTGAAAAGAAGGGCTTTCAGACCTATCAGCTATCAAATAACCTTGCCAAAATAAAGGCAACGGAGCAGGCAATTAAACGCCATACAGAGATGGCTACAGCGGAAGATACAGAATTTACCTTTGATGGCGGAAAGGTCGCTGTATGCAACTCAGACGAGCGCGTACGGATATATTTCGACGATATTCCCGACAAGGAAACGAGAGATATGCTCAAAAAGAACGCTTTCAAATGGTCGCCCAAAAATAAGGCCTGGCAGAGACAGCTCACTCCATCCTGCATGAGAGTAACGAAAGAGATAGTTGCAAAGTTGAACAATAAATAATAACAAATATGGAATTGGACGGATTAGCATTAGTATTCAAGGTTGTTGAGGGTAAAGACGGCAGAAGTGTAACTGCCGAGTTTGTTAGGGACGGAAAAGAAATCACTTATTCGGATGTCTCTATTCAAGACAAATACAATTTCTGTATGACTTGCAAAAACTTTGCAGGAGTACTCGCTCATATCATTCTCATGGAGACTAACCCCAAAGATGAAAAGAAGCAAAAAGAAGCCGAAAAGAAATGTAAAATCTACAAGTTGAAATAAGAAAGCTCGTCGATTAAGTTGAGTAATATTTCTTTTCCTCTTATAAGGCGATAAAAGAGTGTTTCTTCATATCACCTTATAACTTTCACAATAAAATATTCAAACCTTTATGGAAGCAACAATTAGTCAAGTACAAGAAACACTGAAAAGTATGGACATATATACTCCACAAATGTTTGCAAAACACTTTAACGTTACTTTCTTAAAACCTTATAATATAGAACTTCAAAATTCTGTAAAGATTCAAGGAAGAAAGAAATACAAAGACGCAGAAGCTGTAAGTATTTCTGTAACAGAAAACAGAAAAATGGGGGTATCCGTAGTAATACATGTCATTGTAAACGGGCATTTTAGAAAGGTTAATTGGAACAGTCTTTCAGACACAGAAAAAGTCAAAATACAAAATAATTTAAACTTACAGTTATGGTAAAAGGAACAGAAACATTCAAGAAAATTATAAAAGGCTTTCTTGACAACAGAGCTGCGAACGATGTTATGTTTGCAGCACGTTACGCAAAAGAGGGTAAATCAGTAGACGAATGCTGTGATTACATCATTGAACAGGTCAAGAAATCAGGTTGTAATGGGTTCGCGGATGAAGAAATATTTGGAATGGCAATACATTACTATGACGAAGATGATGCAAAGCCGCAAGGTAAAATTTCTGACTGCACTGTGGTTGTAAACCTTTCCGACCACACAAAGGAGGAACTTGAGAAACGAGCACAGGAGGAATACCAAGAAAGACTTATTGCCGAACTTGAAGCCAAAGAAAAAGCACAAAAAGAATCGGCAAAACGTAAGGCGCAGGAAAAGAAGCAAAAGGAAGAAGCCACTGGTCAGCTTAGTTTGTTTGATATTTAGATTCCAAAAGATGAAGCCACGAAACAAAACAGAAAGGGAGGTTGTCGCATTATCGGCAAAGATACCTTGTATTTCTATAGCCCAAGAAGAATGGGCTAAAAGAAAGTTGATAGACATAGAGGACGCATACAGACGCTCTTCACTCATAACAGCCAGTGCGTTTCTTGTTATAACCACTTATAAAGGGTGGCAAGTAATACGATACTATATGATATACACAAAGGTTGCTTATCATAAGATAAAGAAGACGTGGTTCGTTGAGTGTTTTCAGCATTGGTTGAAAAATGGAAAATATGTTTTTCTTGCAAAACCTCGAAGAATGGGTTACTTATACGATGCTTTTATTCCGTATGCCGAAATGACAGTAAAACACGATTACTGCTCTTTTCTTGGCGACCCTCGTGATGTCTGTGGATGGTCTGGTGTGTACATCGCGAAAGTACAAGACAAATATAAGTATATTCTTCGTGACAGAAAAGACATAGATATCGATGTTTTAATGCGCACAGTGAATGCGAGTCCGTTTAATGAGACACTCCTTCGTAAACATCCTAAAGTTTGGGAAGAAAGTAGGATTAAAGGTTTTATCTATGATGCTGAAAAAACCGCAGCTATTAAGATTGCAATACGTTACAATTATACGATAACCCACGAATGGTATGATATGGTTGACAATCTTGCGTATTTAGGCAAAGACTTGCACAATCCGTCATTAGTTTGCCCGTCTGATATTCATCAAGCTCACGATAAATACATGAATGCTGCTCAACGCAAAAGGAAGCGAATATCTGAAAAAATGACGAAATTGAGACAGATAGCAGAAGAGAGAGCGGAGCTTCAACATATAGAAGAAACCGCAAGGCGCAATGAGGAACAACGTAAAGAAGCGCAGGGCCTTGCCGACTTATATGAAAGAATGCGAAAACGCTATTTTGACATAGATATGACGGATGGACTTATACATATACAAGTATTGAGGTCAGTCGAAGATTTTTACGAAGAAGGAAAGGCTATGTGTCATTGCGTTTTCTCAAATAGGTATTATGATGTAAAGCAAAAGCCGAATTGCCTTATTCTATCTGCCAAGGTGAATGGAGAGCGTACAGAGACTATAGAGGTAGATTTGCTTTCGTTCACGGTTGTTCAATGTCGCGGAAAACACAATTTGGATAGCCACTACCACAAACAGATATTAAATCTGATAAATTCCAACTTATGGCAGATACAACAAGTGAATAAGCGCATTGCAAGCGCAGGATAATGTTTGGTATTTTTAACCTTTTTATCCGTTGGTATATTTGCATATTTACAAATATATTCGTACCTTTGTATATAGAAAGACGAAAGCCTTCTAACGAGTTAAACCATAAAATTAAAGAGAATGAAGAAGATAGTTTACGGATATTCCAAGTGTCTGTCAATTGCTAAAATATTGAGCAAAATAAACGAGACAATGACATTTGAAATGAAAAACGGCTCAGCCGGAAAAATTAAACTCGCCACTTATGGCACATTGTGAATTTTAATATATTGACGGATTTAAGTTAATATATTGTTAAATATTAGCATATAACATTGTATATATCAAATAAATTACTATTTTTGCAATCAAATGATATACGACTATGACAAATTAAGAGAGTACGTCAAACGATGTAATTGGTGTTGGGCTCAGTCGATGATAGAAGTCCCACATGAATATATTCATCGTGACAAGTGCGCTTTAACACGCGAAGAGTTCTATTATTTCGTTAGCGCCCAGCGTGAGAATGGAATACCAGAACGATGGGGTAAATATAATTTCCCATATCTTTACTTAGATGGGTATAAGTATTGGACAATGGGAGACCCATTTGAAACCACTTGGATTTTAAACCGCCAGAAGGTTTTCAACGAATTTGATTTTCTTGACTGGCCGATTCCGAGACTTCACACAAATCAAGAAATGGATGTGATGGCGAAAACCATTTTATATTCATTTAAAGACAAGAAAGTTTTTGAGGCAGGTATAGGAAATGGAGATTTTGTGAAGTTGTCTAAAATCCGACCGGAAATGTACTATGGAGTTGACCCTAGCAAAAAGTCTATAACACAGTTCCGTACTAACGCACTCGGGTTTTACAGAAGATGCTCTACAAAATCATTCGAGGAATCAATCAACAAATGGCTTGCTGCTGATAGTGTGGTGATCTCTCTGTTTGGTACAGCTTCGTATTTCATGCACCAATATTTGGAGAAACTTGGTGAGAGTGGTCTTGATTACTGTTTGATGTTCTATCGAGAGGATTTTAATCCAGATGAGTTCCGAGATATGCATTATTTCAAATATGACAGAGTTCAGTTGAAATCAATGTTTCCCGGTTGTAATCTCTATAATCACCAGAAATATATAACTATATCAAGTAAGAAATTGATTTGGCAACAGCCAACGGTAGAAAATGAATTATTCCCAGTATGATGACATAGCAGTCAAGTACGACGACCTCTTTCGTGATGAAAGTAGTTTAGTTGAGAACCGTGAGGTGGGGGCAATGCTTCCACCTCTCAACGGTTCAATTTTAGACATTGGTTGTGGAACTGGATTGCTAACAGAGGTCTACAATATAGACCCACAAAATTATTTGGGTATTGATCCAAGCAAAGGAATGTTATCCCAGTTTAGGAACAAACATCCAGAGTTCACAAAGCGTTTGATAAATGAACCTTTCACTGGTAAGAATATCGACTGTAGTAAGTTTGATAATATTATTGCCATGTTTGGGTCTCCATCATATTTATCTGGTTATGCATTGCTGACAATATCAAAAAGTAAGGCGCGTAAGTTTTTGATGTTCTACAAGGAGAACTATCATCCAGTAACATATGAAAGGTGCGAGGTCGAATTCTTACATAATGTATATTCGAAGAAATCGCTAGAAAATTTATTTGGAGCAGAAAACATATCAGAATATCATAACTATATAATAGTAAATAGCCAATGAAACAGAAAGGGTTGCGTTATGATGGCAGTATTGACAAATACCCCATAACAGAAGGAGAAACTTACATATTAGACAATGGCAGCAAAATAGCCATTGCCGATATTACTTTAGGGCTTCCCGAATTTTCGAAAAAAGCAGATTGTGTATTTATTGACCCTGCTGGAAACAAAGGTGTACTAAAGGCATATTACACAAAGGCCGAGAAAGAATGCCCTGTACAAAGTTTTGACGAATTTATAACATACATAAAAAAATGTATTGAGCAGATAAATCCGGATAGACTTTTTGTAGAGTGCTTTGCTCGCAACAAAAACCAGGTTGTTCCAATGGTTGAATCTCTGTTCCCTTGTGTCAAGATTTATAACAACACATACTACCACAGTCCTAAAAATGTTTGCTGGATAGTGCAAGGAACGAAACAGCCCGAGGATTGGAAACTTGAAGGCATGGATGAATGGGAAGCCGTTTTCAAGATATGTAAAGATGTTCCTTTCAAAGCCATAACAGACTTCTTCTTGGGACAAGGTCTCGTTGCTGAGGCAGCTTTTAATGCCGGTAAGGTATTTTATGGAAGTGACATGAATCGCAATAGACTTGCCGTTGCTATAAACCGTATAGCAAAACGTGGAGGAGATTGGACAATAAACAAATAAAAATCCTATGATAAAGCTATCGCAAATTATTATTCTTAACGTTCCCAAAAGAGAACGTGAGGGCAAGTATCTAAAAAAACTCATAGAGACAAGTGCTAAGCCTTTTGGTATAGAGGTAAGCATTTCCATGGATAGAGGTTTAGGTTTGTGGGATAATTACTCAAGAGCGCTAACGCAGGATGTAGCCGAGGGAACGCACAGAATGATTATCCATGATGATATTTCTTTTGACAGAAACATCCTTGAGAAAATACTTTACATTCTTTCTCATGCCCCTGAGCACAATGTTATCAGTTTTTACAATCCAACCAATGGCGATTACACGGACTGCTTTGATAAAGGCAAGCATGTAATCTCAACTAAGACAAACTTTTGGCTTCAAGCAAGTGTTTACCCAAACGACTTGGCAAAGGACTTCGTTGAGACTTCTAACAAGATGACCGACGACCAAACCCGATATGACGACTCGCGACTTAAAGCATACTTGCAGGCGAAAGGAACGTGTCTATATGCTATCGTTCCCGGTTTGGTTCAGCATTTTGGTGCATACAGAAGCACATTTGGGAACCCCGGTTCCGTCGGAGGGATACAGCGATACAGCAACACATATAACAACCAGTTAGATGTAAAGACTATCAATTGGGAAGAGGAATTTAAAACTCCATATTTCGCAAAATCAAGCAAAGATTGGGTCAAAGAAATAGTCAATAAAGAATTTTTCGATGAATACAAAAAGCTCTAAAGAAAATCTCGCATTAAAACTAGCGAAAGACAATATAGAAGTTGAGCAGATGAAGCCACTGCATATTGACTACGTTAAGGTTGATGACATTTACCCAAATGACTACAACCCAAACACTCATGACGCAGATAGTTTTGACCTGCTCGTAAAGTCGTTGCTTTATTTTGGTTTTACCCAGCCAATTGTTGTTAATCGCTCTACAATGCAGATTGTGGATGGAGAAAATCGCTATAGAGCAGCTTGCGTTATTGGATATGAAATGGTTCCTGTTTGTTTAGTTGACTTCGATGAAGAAAAACTTAAATATGCGACTATTATGCACAATGCTGCACGTGGCCATAATAATAACGAAATGATGACAAAGTTAAAAGATTACTTGGACACCCATTTCGAAAACTCCAGTGACAAAGTACTATTAAATAACAGGAAGAAGAAATGATATTTTATAGTGACAAGAATGTTTATGAAGCAGCTCTTGATAGATTTAGATACATCTTTAAAGAGTTTTATGGCAAACGCAAGATTATTGTAACAATGTCTGGCGGTAAGGATTCGACTGTAGTGCTAAATCTCGCCCATGAGGTTATGCAAGAAATGGGAATAGAAAAAATACCAGTTCTTTTCTTAGACCAAGAGGCAGAGACTCCTATGACTATAGAGTACATACGATACATCATGCACTTGCCGTGGGTTGAGCCGTATTGGATTCAATCATACTTCCAGGAATGGAATGCCTCAAAGGGAGAATGGTTCAATGTATGGGGGCCTGGAGAAAAATGGATTCGTGAGAAAGAACCGGATTCATATGGTGATTTAGAAATTCCGCACAATCAGTATTTCTCCAAGACCCTTGATCAGGTACACAAAATGCTCTTCGGCAAAGACTACCTAACTTTGGGCGGTGTCCGTATCGAGGAGTCGCCGGCACGACTATCGGGTCTTACTAGAGGCGAGTGCCTTCCAGGTATTACATGGGGAGGTGGTGGCGGATATTATAAAGACGGCACACCGAGAAGTCTTGTACTCTACCCTATTTGGGATTGGAAGGTTCATGATGTATGGTATTACATCTTCAGCAACAAGCTTCCGTACTGCAAGCTCTATAACTATCAGTTCACGCAGAAGCCACTCAGAGCGTGCCGAGTAAGTTCCCTTATTCATGAGCAGGCTATCCACGACTTAGGTTTCATCAAGGAAGTTGATCCATGGTTCTTTGATAAGCTAGTGCGAAGGGTAGCTAACGTCAATACGTCAGTACACGTCTTTAATGAAGTGGCAACATACTGCTACAATTTACCACCTTATTTCAAGGATTGGGATGAATACGTTGACTATCTGGCAGACAATCTTTGTGAAGACAAGAAGAATGCGGAGACTATCAAGAAAGGCTACCGTTCTGCCAAGAAGAGAAATGTAGCTAAAGCAGGTCATTGCCAAGAGTGTATTGATTACGTAATACATCAGATTGGTTATACCAGTGCTGTCTGCGTCATTGCAGAAGATTTCGGTATGAAGCGCATTCAGAGCGTAGAGCGTTCTTTGCGTCAGTATTTGAGCGACAATTATGTTAAAATAGAAAAAGCTAATAAGGAATATGAATCTTCAAGAGAACATCAAGAAGGAGTTTGATGCTGCCAAGGATAAGGTGCAGTTTTTGAACGACCTCAGAAAGTATATCAGTTCCTTATCTCCGGAGAAAGTCAATCCTGTAGATTGCGTGCTTTGGGTTGACAAAGATATGGTTGTAGCCAACAACTATAACCCTAACCATGTGGCTGATAAGGAAATGCGCCTTCTCTATACATCCGTGAGGGAAGACGGTTACACAATGCCTATCGTTACCATTTGGGACGAGAAGCTGCAGAAGTATGTAATCATCGACGGTTTCCACAGAAACCTCGTTATCCGCAAGTTCGCGGACATTAATGAGCGATGTGGCGGAAAGCTGCCGATCGTAGTCCTAGACAAGGATATCGACCAGCGTATGGCATCAACCGTAAGACACAATCGTGCCCGTGGAAGCCATTCTGTCGATGGAATGGTAAACATCGTTTTCAATATGCTCAGAGACGGTGTGTCTGAGCGTGAGATTTGCGAAAAGGTAGGTCTGGAACAGAAAGAGCTTGTAAAGCTTAAGTTTGTTACCGGGTTCGCCAAGATTTTCAAGGGCTATAAGTATAATGCGTCTATCGAAAGGGTTGTCGACGAGAGACGCGTAGCAAGAGAGACAGCCAAGAAGAAGGAGGATAAGAAATGAAAGTAAAGTCAGTTAAGCTCAGTGAAATCTTTCCTTACTATGATAACCCTCGTGACAACACGAATGCGGTTGAGCCTACTAAGGAGAGTATCAAACGTTTTGGATTCGTTAAGCCTATCCTCGTTGATAAGGCAGGTGTAATCATTGCCGGTCACACAAGATACGTGGCTACTTATCAGTTGGGCATGGAGTTCGTTCCTGTCGTTTACTCGGATATGGACGATGAAATGGCAAAGAAGTACCGAATCCTCGATAACAAGTTGGCAGAGAAGTCTTCCTTTGATGAAGACCAGCTTTTGGAGGAATTGCGCAACATGGAGGTACCTACCGATATGCAGGCATTCTTCTTTGAGGACATCAATCAGATGCTTAACTTCTCCCTCGACAGCATCAACCAGCAGGCAGAAGAGTATGGCGGTTTCCAGGATGACTATTCTCAGGTAGAAGAGGAGAACTTCGAGGCGCCAACCAATGAAGAGGCTGGCGAAAGCGATGAAGCTCCTTCCGATGAGGAGGAAGACCCTGCCAAGGATTTGTTCGTTCTCAAAGAGCGCGAGGACGGTTCACATTATATGAAAGTCGTTTGCCCATATTGCGGAAATATGGAAACAATAGAAATTGAGGATTAACAGGTATGGAAGAGATTAAGATTAATGACAAGGTAATTGAGTTACCTATTGACAGTATCGTGCCTCATGACGGTTCACACAAGACCGACGAGACGGCGGTACAGGCAATCATGCAGTCCATCAAGGATTTCGGTATCACTCAGCCTATTTCCGTTGACAAGAACAACGTGATTGTAACCGGTAACGGTGTGTATAAGGCAGCTAAGGCGTTGGGAATTGATAAGATTCCCTGCATCCGTCTTGATTACCTGACCGATGAGCAGATCAAGCAGTATAGAATCGCTGATGACAAGACGTCCGAGTTTGCCACTTGGAATGAGAAGAAGCTTCGCAAGGAGCTCTCCTATCTCGGTGATCCTAACAGTCTTCAGTTTGCCTTCGATGAGAGCATTGCCGGTATGCTTGGACTCAACGCTAAGCCAAAGGAACAGAAGCCTGCGGCCGCACCTTCTAAGGCTGAGACTAACCATACGGCTAAGAAGGTCGTTACAGAGG